AGATTTGGGTTTGGATGAAGTAAAAAAGTTTGAGAAACTAATGGAAATTCATGATAAGTATTCAAAAGATCCAAAAAGAGAAGATTTTAAACTATGTGTTTCTTGTAATAGGGATGATAAGTTGGAAGGAATAACAAGTCATAAGTTCTTTAATGGTAATAGACTTAATAAGATAAAGAAATTACTATATTCAAAAAAGTTTGATAAAGTTCAAATGATAATGTTAATTCTAATGATTGTATTTCAAGTAATTGATGGTTTAATTAGACATTACTTTCATATACGTACAATGATAGGTTCTTTATACACTATTTTTTATTGGTGTGTGTGGTATTATAAAATGAGTTTAACATTTGGTGAAAAAAAGTAAACCTCTAATTTCTTAGAGGTTTTTACTTTATAAAGGGTCGACACTGGTACTGTCAACTTCCACCACCATATTTTACAAAATATGGAAAAACAGATTCTTATTATGCTTTTGCTTCTGCTACAGATGCTGCTCTATAAGGAGTTACCAACTTTTTAATTTCTCCTAATGCTTTACGTGCATCAGCATCAGATTTTTTAGTTGTTTTAGCATGGTTTTCTTCAAAAGAAGCCCATAAAGTTGCTAATTGTTCAAAAATTTCTTGTTTGTTCATAATTTCTAATTTTTATTTTTTGTTTTTAAACCTACTTATAAAAGAGGTTTTCTATTTTTATCCGAAAATATCATCTGCATCTGCTGCATCTGTAAATCCATTTGTATCATCATCTTCTTCAATGATTGAATTAAATTCTTTTTCAACTTCTTCAATTTCATCAATACTTTTGAATCTGAAATAATCATTAACTATTGGTGCCATTTTCTCTAACACTTCCTTTGTAAATACTTCTTGTGTGAATAGTTGTTTAGTTGTTACTGATTTGTTTAAGTGATCAACATACCATCTAATTCCACCTGGTGTGAACTTCATTTCACCTGTTGATTTATCAACTTCCATTTTACCTTTTGCAATACCAATTTGATTAAAGTATTCAGGTCTACAGAAAGCATCTAATCCTGTGTAAGGGTTCATACCATGTGCAAATGAAATATCAAATCTAATTTTCTTAGGTTTTGCCAATCTATTTTTCTGTGTTTTAAATAGAACTGAAATACCTGATTGTCCTAAGTCCATATCATCTTCTTCACCAGTTTTCAATTTTGATTTACTTAAAAATCCTAATACTGATGCAGAGTAAACAAGACCCATACCACCTTTAGATATTTCTTTAGGAAATAAATCTTGAGATAAGTATGTGTGATTACAACAAACCATTGGAATATCTAAGAAACCTAAGTCAGAACTAATACTTCTGAATAGAGCATTTAATCCTTTTGCTCTTGTCATATCTTGTTTCATTGCTCCTTTTAATAAATCTTCTTTCTCTTTGTTAGAAGACATCATACCAATTGAGTCAAGAACAATTATAATTTTAGGAATTTCAAATCCATCCATTTTAGCTTCTTTCAATTCATCTAATAATTGTGTAATAGAAATATTAATATCTTCTACTTTATTAGATCTGATTAATCTAAATTTATCTTGTGAGTTATCAATACCAAATTTTGTGATACCTTCTAAGTCAATAGAGTTTTCAGTATCAATATAGATAATTGAATATCCAGATTTCTGAGCTGATTTACAAATAGAATAAGCTATAAATGATTTACCTGCTCCTGATTCTCCTAATAAACCAAAGATACGACCACCTAAAATTCCACCACCAACTAATTTTGCTGATAATGCTGCATCCAATAAATAACAACCAGTTGATATAAATTGTTTTTCTTTTACTTCTTTCTCAATAACAATTGGAACTGATTTTGCAATGTTGTCCAAAATTGAACCAACTTTACTGAATTCAAATTTTTTTCCTTCTTTAACTTGTTTAGCCATTTTTAATTTCTAATATTTTTATAAAGTATATATAAAGTTATTTCTCTCCCCTTTCAAGATTTTTTAAAAAAGTTTTGCAGGGGAGTATAACTTTCTAATATATAAGTTATATGACAAGAAGTGAATTTTTAGAAAGGGCTCATAACCAACATGGTTACAAATACAAATACATAGATTTATCAGATAAAATTATTTTATCTGATAAAATTATTATTGAGTATAATAATGTGAAATATGAACAAAGAGTTTCTAAACACTTAATGGGTAAATGTCCAGAGAAAAGTACACCAACAAGAACTACAGAACAATTTATAAGTGAATCTAAAGAGGTTTGGGGTAATAAATATGATTATACATTAACTGAATATAAAGGAGCCTTAATTGATGTTAAAATCATCTATGATGGTATAGTTTATTTACAAAGACCAACTTCACACTTAAAAGGAATGGCACCAGAGTTTAGAAGAACAGAAGAATCTATTATCAATGATGAAATGAAAAAAATGGATTTATTTGGTGAAACTGAAATACATAACTTTTTAAGAAAATATAAAATTGTATCTAAAGAGAAACATAAATTAGATGAGATAGTATTTGATTTTTATTTACCTAATCTTAGAGTTTGTATAGAGTTTGATGGTAGACAACATTTTGAACCAATTGAAAAATTTGGTGGTGTTACTACTTTAGAACGTATTAAATTAAATGATAAAGTAAAGAATGAATATTGTGAAGAACATTATATTGAACTAATAAGAATTAAATATGATAAGATAGATGATATTTATAGAATATTATGGGATAGTTTAGCACATAAAATAAAAAAGACCAATTAAGGTCTTTATTTACTTTCTAAACTTATGTGGATATAAACTTCTTAGTTCATGTCCTGGTGGTATATCAGATACTTTAATTCCCATTATCTTTTCTTCTGGTGTCATATCTTGTCCATCCATTAAGTAGTTATTATTACTTGCCCAAACCTCAGCAGTTCTATTAAATAGTTGTCCTACAGAGAAACAAAATCTTATTCCATTTGGATTATCAATATCAGTTATTCTACCATCAGGTGTTTTAGTAACTTTTATTACTAACCTTGGATTTCTTTTATTAGTGAAAGTAACTACTTTCTCTCTAAACTCTTCAAATATTTTTATATGTTTCATAATTAATTTATTTTTAACTTGTCCAGTTCATTTATTATATCATCAATATAAGCATTGAATTTTTTAATGTTTACAAACTTTCTATCAGTTCTTTCAAAAAAATCTTCTATACTAGCTACTTTATCAGTTATCTCTTCTATTTTATTCCAAATAAATGGCATTCTTATATCCTCTCTTTGGTAACTATCAAAAAACTCAGGAAATCTATTAATTGCCATTTTAGCACTTTCTACTTCTTTACCTGGTTCACATTTAACTAAAAATCCACCATCATATGGTTCTCCTACTAATTTAAGACCTACTCTATCAAGTAACTTTTTAGCAAAATCATAATCAACATCCTTATTTTTAATCTGATCTGACCAAATGATTACTTCACCTTTTTTATATGAAGGTTGTTGAAGAGGTATTACATTTTCAAATAATTTTAAGTATCTCATTTATTTCTACTATTTTATTATTGTATATATTATTTTTTGATATTATAAAAATAATTTACTATCTTTGTAAAAAATTATAAATTATGAACATTTGGTTTACTAGTGACACTCACGCATATCACGCTGGAATTGCAGGTCCAGAATTGTCAAAATGGAAGTCTGGTTACAGAACTTTCAAAACAGTTCAGGAAATGAATGAGTGTTTGATTGAAACTATCAACAAATATGTAAAAGAAGATGATATTCTTTACCATCTTGGTGACTTCTCTTTTGGTTCACCACAAAAAATGTATGATTTTAGAAAATCTATAATCTGTAAAACTATTCACTTAATCAAAGGAAACCATGATGAAATTTTTGATGAATTTCATGAAGAAAAAAGACAAAGATTGTCTTTTGATCCATTTGAATTATTTGCAAGTGTTAGAGATACTTATACAGGTTACATTGGAAAAAACAAATTCCATTTATCTCACTACTCACACAGAGTATGGCCAAGTTCTCACAAAGGTGTAATTCATCTTTATGGTCACTCACATGGTAGTATTCCAGATTATGGTAAATCAATGGATGTTGGTATTGATGCTCACAAAGAGTTCAGACCATTTCATATCAATGAAATACTTCAATTAATGGATAAAAGAGAAATTGTTAAAGTTGATCATCATGTATAAAGAAGATAGATTTGAAATGGGAGACCAAGTTGTTTGTATAAAACAATATGAAACTCTAAAACCAAAAAGTCACTACAAGATAAAAGGTTGTGGTGACTTGACTTGGAATGCAGCAACTGATAAAGAAGGTTATGGTTTCTGTATTGAAGATGAATTTTTTGGATCTGATAAGAAAGATTGGTGGAAGAAACCATACTCAGAAAGAGTAAAATGGTATTACTTTACTGAACAAGAAATGAATGAGTTATTTATTACACAAGCAGAAGATTATGTAACATATACAAGAGATATAAAGTTAAAAGATTTGGGAATATGAATACAAATGAATTAAGAGAATTACTTAAAGAAGTTTTCTGTGAAGATGAATACAATATTTCTGAAACTGATTATATAAAATATGATGAAGAATTAACAAGATTTAATATAAAAGTTTATTCTAAAAAAATGAATAAACATATGGTAATGATTGTAATAGAAAATTATGTAATAGGTACAACAATATGTAAGGATATATGGAAAATGATTTGGTCTTTACCTAATCAAAATTATTATATGAAGATACCAGGAACCAGTATTAAAAGAAATCCTAAAGATGTTGGTGATCCAAAATTCTTTCTAATATTATCAAAAGATAAGATAAATGACATTTTACTCATAAATGAATTAAATAATAATTTAATTAGTGATATGAAAGAAATGGATAAAAACTCTATGGTTATGGTAAGAGATAACAAACTAAAAAAATTAGGAATATGATAGATATATTTGGAAATACACCAATTAGACTAAACAGATTAGTTTGTCACTCTGGTGGTGCATCTGGTGCAGACACTTATTGGGAAACCATAGGTGATAACTATGGTGTAAAGACAAGAGCATATTCTTACAAAACAAAGTATCACACTACTGAAAATAAAGTAGAAATTAGTGATAGTGATTATGAAGAAGGTATAAAAGAAATAACTAAAGCAAATAGATTTTTAAGTAGATATGGTATTCATAAGTTTATGAACTTGTTAGCAAGAAATTGGTCTCAAGTAAAATATTCTGATGAAGTATTTGCAATAGGAACTATAGTAGAACCTGGTAAAAAAGGATCTAAAGGATTTTATAATAAATCAGAGTTTCAAGTAGTTGATGGTGGAACTGGTTATGCTGTTCAAATGGCAATAAATAATGGTAAGTTTGTTTATGTATTTGACCAGGATAAAGACAAATGGTTTAGATGGTCATATACATCACTAAGTTTTATTGAAGTCACAAAACCTCTTAAAATAAGTTATGAAAACTTTGCAGGTATTGGGACAAGAGAGATAAAACCTAATGGAATAAAAGCAATAGAAGAAATATATAAATTAACATTTAATTAAAACATGGAAAAAGATACAATCATAGTTGAAATGACACCATTCTTATTTGAAGATGGGAAAACCTATTATTTTGATATTAAGAAAGGATATAGTAATTCTTATCATTATCTGTTTGTGTATAATAAGATTGAAAATGTAACTGAAAGAACAACTTGGTTTGGTCTTGGTAAAATTGAAAGAAAAGTAACCAGTGAACTCATTTGTATAAATAAAGGAAATGGTGCTTTAGTTAATGTAAAACTTAATTCAAAAGAAGTTAAGAGTGAGATTAAAAATGTAATTCTAGCAAATCAAGCAGTAACAAGAATAAAAGACTGGGATGGATTTGTTGGTGATATACCAGCAGATGCAAGGAAATCATTAGCAAGAGAAGCTAAATTAAATGACTTAGGAATATAATGTATAAATCAGCAGGAATAATAATTATTCTAAATAACAAAAAGTTACTTTTAAGTCATCCTACTAATTCAAGATGGAATAATACTTATTCATTTCCTAAAGGTGGAATTGAAGAAGGTGAAAGTCAAATTGATGCCGCTATAAGAGAACTTAAAGAAGAAACTTCTATTGAAATAACAGAAGATAGAATAATTGATAAAGAACCAATTACAATTCTTTATAATGATAGAAGAGGTGTAGTCTATAAAGAAGTTTACCTATTCAAAGTTTATATCAATGATATATCAGAGATTGGGTTGGATAGTGAAACTTTACCAAAAGAAATGTTACAGATTGAAGAATTAGACTGGTGTGGTTTCTTAACAAAAGAAGAAGCTAAAACTAAAATATTCTATAGAGTAGAACACTTACTAAACTTAATAGACTAAGTATGATATAATAAAGAAAAATTTATTATGTCAATACCAAAACCACCATCTAGTTTTTCATTTGCTTATGCTTACCAACAACCAAAAAGAATTGAGTTAAATTTAGATAACCCAATTTTTGTATTTTATATATGTGTAAATGGTATGTCAAGACAAAGAGCAGAAGAATATATTCATGATGTTAAAAATCAATTTGATATATATAGCAATATAACAATGTGGATTGTTACAACTGATGAACCAACAAAAATTGAATGTGTTTATGATGGTAAAGGTAAAACTAAAGATAGTGAGATTGCAGGACTTATTGAACAAATAAATGAAAGAATTACTATCTTAGGACAATCTAATTCATTTGAAGATTTCAAAATAAATATAAGAGATTGGAGAATTGACAAAATTGTAAAACATCTAAATGAAGAAGACTAGTAAAAAAGAAAAATATGATGTAGTTAGACGTGAATTAGACCTTGAGTTTATTCAGTGGTATGACTATTATGATTATTATGATGATTATGATTGGTATTATGATGAATGTAATAATTTTTCCTATATCAAGAAAGATTTTTATGAAGAGATAATATCAGGCCCTATTTTCAGAAGAAGAAAATGGCAAAATCAATACTTCCCATATCAAATAGTTGATATGAACTCTTTCTATTCAAAACAAGAAAGAAGAAATAAATTGATTGATGAACTATTAGGTTATGAAAATCCTAAAGTTGTTTATAAACCAACATTTGCAGATATATGGAAAGGATAACACCTAATATAATTAAAAGACTTGAAGATAATCAAGTCTTTGTTTTTGGAGCTAATACTCAGGGTCGTCATGGAAAAGGAGCTGCTCTTACTGCAAGAACTAAGTTTGGTGCCATTTATGGTCAATCTAAAGGTTTACAAGGTCAATCATATGCCATAGTAACAAAAGAACTGAGAAAAGATTATGATCCAGTTACTTTAGATGAAATTAAAGAAGGTATTGATAATTTCATTATCTTTGCTAAAGAAAATACTCACTTAACATTTTATGTAGTTGAGTTAGGTTGTAACTTAGCTTACTTTACTGTAGAGGAAATTGCACCTCTTTTCAAACCAGCAATAAGATTAAAAAATGTTTATCTACCACAAAGGTTTATTGACAATTTACAAACAGGATTTACTATATGAATAAAGAGGATAATAAAATTAGTCAGATTATCTAGTAAGTAATTCTGGAGTAATTGTGTTAGTAAATACATCAAGCATTATTTCAGTTCCATATCTTGCATCAATTTCATTCTTTTTGATAGTTTCTATTACTTTAGAAGCATTTTCTAAATCAATATTAATATTTGTATTTTGTACTTTTGCTCTAATATCCTCTTTAGAAAGTTCATTACCATATCTATTTTCCCAAGTTATATTATAGTTTCTATTATTTTCATCTTTACAGAATAATATTATAGTATTAACATATGGTGGTCTTGGTTTACCAAGTTTTACTGTTCTACCATTAGTATGATAACTTTGTTGAGGTTGTGGACTACCATATACTGCATAAGCATGTGGTATTAGTTTTAATTTTTCACCTCTAAGTGTAATCTCAATGGCATCACCAATTTTAGCAGTATTCTTAACTTCAATAAGAACATTTGTAACGGATTTTCTATATGATAAGTCTGTTTTAGTAATATCTTTACCATAAGCTTGTAATTTAGTAATTACATCATTATACATTTCAAGAGTTTGATTAAAGTCATACTCACCAGTATATTTAAGTTTAAATTCATTTAATTTTCTTTCAATAGTAAATCCTTCATCTACAAACTCTACAAAGTAGTCTTCCAACTGCATTTCAGATTTACTCTCATTAAACTTTTTTAAGTGTTTCATATTTGTATATATTAAAATTTTATCTTATATTTGTATTCTAAATAAAACACTATGTACGAGACTATCAATGATTATATGGAAAATCCTAATATGGATCCTTCACAATTAAATGAATTATTAATAATGGCAGAAGATTTTAAAAATCAGTCTGAATATTTTCAAACAAATGTTGAGAAAGAAACTATAAATGACTTACCTTTCTAATTATGACATTACTTTTTATACTTCTAATTCTAAGTACCTTACTTTTCTTAATGATTGGTATTGATATTTTGATTATACCTAATCTTGATAAAGAAAATAAATTTTTTAAGTGGTGGAATAAACATATCATAACAAAAATAAAATAATGTTTGAAACTACAGATGATATGGGAATATATGATACCCCAAGTTGGGTAATAGACTTTGAGCCAAAGAGTGCTTTAAGAGATTTAAAAATACAGATGATAACTACTGATGATGTTAAATTTTTAGTATCAACTGTGAACATGGAAGTTCATGAAAATGAGCTTGATTTTCTAAAAATAGCTTGTCCTGATGATGTTATCACAGGTTCTTTTGCATTAAATCTTTATGGTTTAATAAATAGAAGTTGTAATGATATTGATGTTCTTATCAAAGATAAAGACAGATATCCAAATGGACATTATTATAATGACCATGGTGCATATAGTGGTGATGTTGCTTTTTCTGAAAACAGATTAGGTTATAAACAACATGTTTATAGAAAAGAAGTAACTATAAAAAATCCATTTTTGAATAGTTTGTTATTTATGTTTGTTAATGTAATCAATTATTTAGTAAAAGTTTTTGGTAATGAATACATCTACAAAGTTGATTATTTCTTAGATAATGATGTTAGATATAATACCTTTGAATATAAAGGACATACTTATAAAATTCATTGTCCTCTACAGATAATGGATCAAAAATTAGATATGTTTCTAAAAGATACAAATTCACAACATTATCTATCAAGAGACAATAAACATAAAAAAGATTTATTTGTAATATTCAAGAATATTAATTTTGATCTTTTTAAAAAAGGTAAGAGTGAACAAAATATCTTATTATAGTATCATGATGTTGCATAAAATTAATAAATAATATAAAAAAATATGACTGGATCATTAGAAGAAGCAATTCAAAAAATTATAAAATTAGCAAAAGAACAATTCATCTTGGAAGACCATAATATACATGGTTTTGACCATTGGGATGAAGTTGAGAAGAATGGAATTATGTTAGCAAATCAACCTGGTGTTGATTTAACTGTTGTTAGATTATTTGCACATATTCATGATTGTAAAAGATTGGATGATTTCCAAGACCCTGAGCATGGTGACAGGTCAGCAGACTATGTTAGAGAAATTGAAGATGAATTAGAATTCTTAACTAAAACTCAAATAGAAAAATTATGGGAAGCTTGTAAGTATCATCATAAAGGAGTAGTAAATAAAGAAGATATTACAATAGGAGCTTGTTATGATGCAGATAGAATAGAATTAATTAGATGTGGTCATGTTCCAAGACCAGATTTGATGAATACTCCAATTGGAATAAGAATTGCTGAAAAAATGCAGACTTTATATAATTATTAAAAAATAATCCTTATCTTTGTAGAAATATTAAGATATGGCAGTATATAATAAATTTAGGTATATTTTTCCACCCAGACCCAAAAATGCAATTCCATCAGATGAATTATCTTTTTGGGATAATGACTCATTACTAGGACAACCAAAACTTAATGGTTCTAATACTACTATTTATACAAATGGTGAAAAACACATTGTAATGAATAGACACAATCAAAGACTTACAAATTTCAGAATAACAGATGAAGAAGTTACTTCTATGTATAGAGGTAATGGTGAGTGGATGGTAATTAATGGTGAGTATATGAATAAATCTCAGAATGATGAAACTGGTAGACCATTTAATCATAAGTTTGTTATTTTTGATATTCTTGTTCTTGATGGTAACTATTTAGTAGGAACTACTTTTGAACAGAGAGTTGCTATTCTAAATGACTTATATGGTCAAGTAGATTGTGAGAAAGAACATTTGTATGGTATTTCAGAAAACATCTACAGAGTAAAATCTTACAATGGTGGTTTCTTAGACTTATACAATGATTTGATTAAAGTTGATATGTATGAAGGTTTGGTTATGAAAAGAAAAAATGCTAAGTTAGAACTTGGTACAAATGAAATGAATAATGTAAAATCTCAGTTGAAATGTAGAAAACCAACTAAAAACTATGCTTATTAATTTTAATATATAGTGTATAAAAATTAATTAATATTTTGGAAAAGTTTAGTAGAATAAAACCTAAAAATGAATTTGAAGATGAAAGTAAAGAAAAAGTTCTTTATTCTGATGCAGCAATAAAAGTTATAGAATATGATAATTGGTCTATAATCAAAGAAAAAGATTTAGTTGTTTGTATTCCTTATTTAATAGAGAAAAATGAATTTATTTTAAGATATGAATATATACCAACATATTTTTTAACAGATGGTCAAGAATATCATGCAACTGTGGTTGGTGGACAAGTAGAAACTGGTGAGGCAATTGAAACAGCTATGTTAAGAGAGCTTGAAGAAGAAGCTGGTATAGTAGTTAATGAGAACTATAAATTAGATGCCTTGAAACCTTTGTATATCTCTAAGGGTTTAACATCAAAGTATCATCCTTTCATCATTCCATTAAATGAAAGAGAGTACACTGAAATAACTGCAACAGGCGATGGATCAGAAGTTGAAAAAATGAGCAAGTCTGTAAGAGTAAGTGCAAAATTTATTGACTCAGTAAAAACATCAGACTTAATAACAGATTATTTGTTATTGAAATTAAAAGAATATATGAACTTACAAAAATAAAAAAATCCTTCTTTATGAAGGATTTCTTTTATTTTCTATACCAAGTTTATTATTTAACATCCAAGTAACATCTGAATTAAAATCTTTTGAATCAACTGAACCATAATCAGAGAAATGAGGTTCAAACTTAAAAGTTCCTAAGTGAGCCTGACAATATTCTCTAAATACATCATAAAGTGAATAATCTTTTAAGAAGTCATAATCAAATTCTTCAATCCATTTATTATCATATTTAATTTTATAGAATGTTTGTACTTCTGGATAAGTATGTACTTCTCTTGTACCATCTGGTTTTGTATAACTCTTTTTAACTTCTACTTCTTTATCATATTTAGAATATGATAATTCCGCACCATAACTTCTATCTCCAACAATATTATCAAACTCATTAACAAGATCTTTATAATTTTCATCCTGATGAGCACTTGAAGCATGATCCGCATAAGTTTGTTTAATATCTTGTACTAAATCAGAATTCTTACATAAATCAATTAATGTACTATAAAATCTTTCTTTAGTTAAATATTCTATAACTTCATCTTCTGTTAATCCTTCTAATTTATCATTATCTGCTTCTTTAACAAGTTCTTCTAATCCACCATATTCTTTAATCAACGCTTTAACTAATAGAACTTCATTATCTTTATTCAAATCATAGTTAAGTAAAGAGTTAGTATCTGGATAATAATCTGAACCCCAGTAGTGGTCACCATCTATTCCATCAATTAATTGACTTTTATAACTTTTTTCATCACCTAATAATATATCAGCTAAATCTTCCATACCAACAACAATATAAATATCATTACCTTCTATAAAAGTATCTTTATCTTTTTCAGATAACCAGCCATAATACTCACAAAGTTCTTTAACATCAATTTCTACTTCTTTCTTATCCATTACAAACAAGCCAATATTATTATCAATTTGTATATCTTTAGTCATATCACCACTTTCATCTTCTAAAAAGAATCCACCTTTTATCAATAATTCATCTAAATTTACTTCACTTTTATCTTCATATACTTTTGCTTCAAAACCAAGGTCTTCAAAGTAATCAATTGCAGTTAAAACAACATCAGTAACATCTTCATTTGATGGTTTTGTATCATATATATTTATCCAGTATGCAGGTGTCACTGAGCCTTTAACTAATTTTTGACCAAATACTTTATAATCATTGTGATACTTTCCACCACTATATCTATATTCAGTTTCTACAAAACCTCTTTCAATATCAATTGTATATCCTTCATCATTCATTTCAACAAATAACTCTTCAATTTTATCATCTTCAAGTCTATATGTTTTTATTTCTTCAACAGGTCTCATTACTTCATCCATAGGAAATAAAGACAATTGTTGTTCTTTAATAAATTGTAAGTATCTTTTTATCATAATTAATAGTTTTTATATATTGGTTCCAAATATGGTAATGGTTTTTTTAAGTACCAGTGTACTAATGCTCTGTGATTCCCTTCTACTCCAACTGATGGATAATCTAAACCTCTTTCTTGAATATCTTTAATAAGATATTGAACATAAGGTTCTTCAATAATATCTTCAATCTCATTTCCAAAATGTTTAGTAACATATTCTTCAATTTCATCTACTGGTAACAACTTAAACTTCCACTGATAATCTTCTGGTTGTTCATCACCATATTCATCAAACTGAATATCTATATCAGATTGTACTTCTTCTGGTAAATCATCATACTGATAAGTTTTACCTACTTCAAAGTCAAACTTATTAGTAAACTTCTCAAAAGTTTTAACATATTTCATAAAGGTATATATAAAAAAAAGAGAGTTAAAAACTCTCTTTTTATATAGCTGTTATTATTTTTAATTATATTTTAGAAAGCAATTCTTCTTTCTTTGTTGTAAACTCTTCTTCTGTTAATATTCCTACTTTGTGAAGTTCACCAAGTTTTTCTAAAAGAACAATACTATCAATCTTTTCTTGGGTTAGAGATATTGTAGTAGTTTTTTTTATTTCTTTTGTTTCAACTGGTTTTCTACTATCTGGTAGTAATTGAACTATAGTTGATGCAATGTAATAATTATCAAAGTCCATATCAACTGTTTCAAACTTTTGTTTAGATTTTGAACCTTTTTCTACTCTACCAGTTTCAATACTTAATGATTTCTCACTTGAGAAACTAGTTTGTGTAAAACTATTACTAATAGGCATAGAATCAATTGTACTTGAATAGTATGCATTATTTGTTGATTTAAGATTTGTTAAATCAATTGCCCCTGTTGAACAATAGACATTTCCAGTATTTGTAGTTGTAGTTGCAATTGAACCACCTATTGTTGTATTACAATTAGTTGTTGTAATTCCATTACCATAATAAACTGTATAAGGATTTGTTGTACCCCAAGGATAAGTAGGATAAACCCAGTAAGGATATGTTCTACCAGTTAGAATACGATTAAACTTATTGCTCCAGTTTTCTAATGTAACAACAGATTCTCTATAGAAGAAAACTTCTAATAAACCATTTTTTGCAATTGCATTTGCTACTTCTGTAGTGTCTTCAACTTCATAAGTATTGAAAATGAATTTCTTTTTATCATCAATAAAACAATCTAAATAAAATCTTTGACCTGGATTTAATACCAGACCTGTTTGTGAAATTGATTTACCATTTAATTTGATGTCTGCTAGTATGCAGTCTTGAAGTGGATTGAAAAGTTCTATTACAAATTCTTCTTTATCTTGAAGATAAACTTTTCCTTTTTTGATAGATTTTCTTCCTCTATCTTTTGAGTTAACTACCCACGCACTTGGTGTAGTAGTTGTTTTGACTTGTTTTGCCATTTTGTTTTTTTAATTTTTGGATCCATATCTTTGATTCTTTTCAAAATCTCAAAGGCATCCTATTGATACCCGACATGAATTATATAACAGCTATAATTTTATATATTAGATTTTTATTCTTTTGTTTGGAAAAAATAATAATTTGTATTATCTTTGTTAAAATAAATCTAAATAATGACAAAATCTACACAATTCATACCAGAAGTTTTCATTGAACTTACAAAGAATACATATCCTCATGGTAGTGAGAATATTATTGCAGATAAGATGTTCAAACTTGGTTTATTTCCAGAGGGAATAGATATGGATGAGCATGGTAATTACTTTTGTAAAATTGGTGAGTCAAGAACAATCTTTGCTTCTCACCTTGATACAGTTTCTAAAGTTCATGAACCAGTCAATCATGTACTTGATGGATTTATGATTAAAACAGATGGTACTACAACATTAGGTGCAGATGATAAAGCAGGTGTTACTATACTTACTTGGATGATGAAAAATAAAATTCCAGGTTTATACTACTTTTTTATTGGTGAAGAATGTGGTTGTATTGGTTCAAGTGCTGCTGCAAAATCTGGTGACTTCAAAAATTATGATAGAATAATTTCATTTGATAGAAGAGCAACAACTTCAATTATTACACACCAATCTTGGTCAAGATGTTGTTCAGATGAATTTGCAGATGCATTTTGTAATGAATTAAACAAATCAGGTCTTTCTTATGTAAAAGATGATGGTGGAGTTTATACTGACTCTGCTGAGTTTGTTGATATTATTCCTGAATGCACCAATGTATCTGTTGGATATTACAAAGAACATACTTTCAATGAAAGTCAAGATATAGAACATTTAGTAAAGTTAGCAAATGCTTGTCTAAAAGTTGATTGGGAAAACTTACCAACTAAAAGAGATCCAAATGTTTATGAAGCAAAAGAATACAAAACTTCAAAATGGGGTGGTATTTATAGTGGTAGTAGATTTGATGAATGGGATGATGAAGATGTTGATTGGCATGGTTCAAAAAGAAGTGTTGGTACTTATCCAGTAACAGGTACAGGTTGGAGTAGAACTGGTGGTGTTACTAAAACAAGAGATTATGATTACTATGAAGATTGGTTAGATGAAGAAGATGAGGATGGTAATTATAAACACTATACAGATAGAAATATATTAGCAGATGATTTCTTTGAAAAACCAAAGAAAACAAGAAGAGGTAGTAAAAAGTCTAAAACTTATTTTGATAATGGAGGTAAGCTAATTGAGCTTGATAGTGAATTTGGTGTAAAACATTATGATTGGATAATGACTAAATTTTCAAGTAACAAACTAAATAAAGAAGAGCTTGAAATTGTCAGAGAACAATACTTAGATATGGAGAATGACTATGATAGATACTTCTATGAGAATTTAGTGGATGAACTATTAGGTGATGATGAATATCACTTTTTTACATAATAAAAACCCATCTTATGATGGGTTTTTTAATTTATCTATTATATCAGATGATTTAATTGTTTCATCTGGAGCATTTTTTATTTCTGATTGACTAATGTTATGACTTACTTTATATTTTGTCTTAGAAATCTTCTCTACTATCTTACATGGTGTAATCATATTGTTGTACCAGTATTCTATAAGAACAATATCACCAACATTATAAAATGACTTAAACTCTAATATAAACTTCATAAACTATATATTAAATTTTAATACTATTTTTAGGTTGATTTTCTTCCCAAGTATCAAATTCTTCTTCAATCATCATAACAATTGGATTTCTTACAATATCTTTAGTTTGAAATTCCATAGTACCAATATTTGGTTTACCAGAGAATATTGTAACTACTGTATCTAATGAAGATAGTCTTTTATTTTTTATATCAATTTGTTTAGTATCACCAGTAATAATCATTTTTGAATTATCACCAATTCTTGTTAAAGTACTTCTCATATTTTTGAGAGAGATATTCTGAGCTTCATCTACAATGATGATTGAATTATCAATACTTCTACCTCTAATATAAGCAAGTGGTAAAACTTCAATCAATCCTTCATTTAACATAGCAGTTGTATTTTCTTCACCAATTAATTTATAGAAATTATCTAAAAAAGAGATTGTAAAAGGAAACATTTTCTCTTTTAAATCTCCTTTTAAAAATCCAACATCTTCACCTTCAAGTACAGTAACACTTTTAACTAATAGTATTTTTGTATATCTCTTATCACTTTTTAAAAGTTTCAGAGCTTGAGCACAAGCAAGATAAGTTTTACCTGTACCAGCAGGGCCAGCACTTATAGTAATATCATTATTATTTATTAGATTGACTAACTTTTTTTGAGAAGCATTTTTACATTTCAGCTCAAATGATATTTTTTGAAAATTAAACTTGGGTAACTCAGGTTGTAGAATAGTTCTTGGAGCACTTACAACTTCATCCTCCTTTTTAGAATACTTTCTTCTCATAAATATTGTTTTTCTTTTATATATTCATTTAGTTTATTTCTCTGTTTATATTTATAGAGCTTATATTATTTAATATATAACTATGAAAAAAATTTTTTTGTTGTGAAGAAAACAGACGATTTAATTTATGATTTAATATTCTCAAAGGAAACCTATTTTTTAATTGATATTTCTGATTATATAGAAGACATATATCAATATGAAAATTTTATAATTAAACTAAGAGAAATATTAAAAAAATCAAAAGTTTATATTGTGAAAAATGAAGTTTTAGTTGACAGCAAAACAGTTATGTGGGAATTAAAAGTAAGAAAATAATTTATGTGGATATTTAACAAGGATTATAACAAATGGGTTATAACAGAGGATCAATTAACTAAAAGTAATTTTGATTATTTAAAACAAGAACTTGTTTCTACAAGATACTATTCAAAGTGTCTTAGTGGTGCTACTTATCTACCAATAAATACTGTAGATAATATCTATGATATTTTAGGTGAATATGAACCAAGAAACTGGTACATAGACAGTTCTGGTTCTCAATATTCTTATACTGCAATTCCACAAAATGCAAGCCCAATTAATGCAATAACTTCAAATAATTATTATACAAAATATTTATCAGAATATGGTTTAACATTAAAAAATTTATTTACACCTGATAGATTAATAAAGGATTCTATTAATTATTTATATGTTGATGTTGCCACAACTGAACAGATAAATTTAAGTACAAGATATACAAATCTTATTATAGATGGTGTTAAATTACTTGATGGTCATAGACTTTTGGTTAAAGACCAAATATCAATTGAAACATTACCATTTGATACTGATCCTAATACATACTTTAAGGGTAATTATACTTTAGTACAAGATTATGGAACAACAATAGAATATAACTATTATAATTCTGAAAATGGAATATACCTGTTTAACAATGGTTATTTGACTAAAACTGATGATTTATCATTATATGAGGATTGTATAAGATATAGTGTTTCAGTTAAGTTAGGTACTATTAATACACAAAGACAATTTCATTTAAGTAGATTATTAAGTGGATATTATCCAACTTCATCTTTGAATGAACCTGTTGAGTTTATTGAAAAACATAATTGGTTATTAAGAAATAGAGTAGATTATAATAATCTATTTGAAATTAACTATTATGATGTTTTAAAACATGATCCACAAACTTATAAAATTAATTCAATTACTTATAGTATTCCACAGAGAACTATTGCAGTTGGTGAATTTGGTGTTATATTAAATACACAACAATTTACAGGTCTAACTGGTACATCAAATATAATTCCTAATAAGTATAAAGTTAATTTAAGAGCAATTACACAAACCGAAATGTATTATTGGATATGTGGGGATGATGGAACTTTATTAAAAGTTAGAAAACATGATTTTTTATTAGAAAAAGTTAATATCAATATAATAAAAAATTTAAAGTCTGTATCATTTTTTAATAATTTAAAAGGTGTTATAGTTGGTGACTTAAATACAATATTAATAACTAATGATGGTGGGTTAAGCTGGGATAGTATAATTGTGGATGATTTTGAATCTTATTATTATAATAAAGTACTTTTTCAATCACAAGACAAAATTTATATTGTAGGTAATACAGGTGTTTTTATTGAATTAGAACAAGATATTTCCGGATGGACTGCATATAAAAGAAGAATATCAAAGTTCATTGATGATTATGAAGAATATTTATTAGTTGATAATATTAATGATATTATTTATTCAAATGTTTTTTGGAATTTATCAAGTTCAAATGAAAATACACAATCTAGAGATTCTGGAACAACAACAACAATAAAAGAGTTTTTGTTATTAGTTACTAATGATGGTAAGATAATTGCAAATGATTTAAACTCTGTAACTAATTTTGATTTTATTTATTTAGAGTTTAATTCAATTTATGGTGATATAACTAATATAAAGCAAAAAGGAACTTCAAACTATTTCTTTTTTTCTGGTGATGAGGATATATCAAGATTTGATATAAATAAATTTACTAATATAGGTGTTTTTAATGGTGTTTTTAATCAATACTCAAACACTATAATTAGTAGTGAAGATGCATTTAGTTATACAAATAATGAATTGGGAATAAACAAAATATTTGATTATAATTCAGAAGAGTTAATTATATGTGGAAATACTTCTTTATTAAAGACTACTATTTATGATAATCCTTTAAACTTTAATTCATTAGATGATAACTTTGAATCAAGATTAAAATCTAAAATGTTATTTGTTGATTATGATGTTGCAAGTAAATTAAATTTCTTTACTGATGCAGGTGAGTATAGATTACCAAGTTCAACATCATTTAATTTAGTTAATAGTTTAGATGATATTACATATTCAAATAATACTTCTCAAGATATTAACCAAAACACTATAGGTTTTTTAAAATCTATAATACAAGTTAATAATACTTCTGATAAAAATCCTATAGATATTGAGATTAAATTAAATTTAATAAATCCAGCAGGTATAACTAATTTATTAATTAATTTAAAGGCTCCTAATGGAAGAGTAATAAATTTAAAAAAATCCAGTTCTGGTACAGGTACAACACTTTCAAATGTGAAATTTACCACATCATCTGATTATACTAAATTTAGAGAATCATTTGCACCTTATACTAATAATACTTATCAAATGGATAAGATATTACTAAGTAATACTTTCACACTTATTCCTAATGCAAATACAAAAATTTTATCAGATTTATTAAACTTTGATGGTGGATTTACAGGTAATTGGGAATTATACATACAATGGAACCAAGTAAATGCAGGAATATTTTTACCAAATTCACCATATTATTATAGTAGTCAAGGTGTTGGTGTTGGAAACTTATTAATAGGGAAACTTTTTGGATGGGATTTAAAATTTGTTTATAAACTACCAAATGAAATTAATTTAAACTGTTTATCATTTAAACCTTTAGTTTATGGACCAACTGCACCAAGTTTTATGACACAATCAGAAACCAATTGGTTAACATACTGGAGAGATAGACAAAAGACATTTGAGTATTATTCTGACATGCCTTTAGATGAAAGTAGCAAAGTTGAAATATCAACAGATTTTTGTAAATCTATTTCATCAATTAGAAATATTTCATCAACTAACATAACTAATTCATTGGATGCAATTTCAAGGTTAGCCCCTTCTTTATTAGATACTACACAAAGTAGATTTAATGGTTTAGGACTAACACCAATATCTGGACCAAATGAGTTATATGATATTTATTTCTATGATTATTTAATGATACTAAGAGTTCGTATAAATTTTCCAGTTAATGTTGGAGATGTAATCAGTTTAACAAGTTCTATTGTTGATAGTCAGTTTATTGTTAATAGAGTTGAAACTTTACCAAATTGGGATCAACCAAGTGTTAGTAGTAAGTATATTTATATGTATATGGATTTTAATGATAATATAATTACTGAATTAATGAAAACAGACAATCCTATTATTATTACTAACTTAAACAAGTTTCAAAATATAACACAATTAGAACAAAGATTTAATGTACATCCTATTTCAAATGGTTATCAATTAACATATAATAATACAAATAATATTAAAATAGATGCCAAGTTTAATAATATAACATCTTATTATAATTTAGCAACTCAAGTAATTGCAACTGGAACTAATGAAGCAAATATTCCTATTACTCTAAAAAGAGAAATGGTATATACTGATGGGTTCTTAAAATTTGGATATACTCCAACTTATAATTTATTAGATTATTTAGAAGGTTTAAATGATACTACAAATTTATCAGTTGCCAAATTTACTGCAGATAAAGAATACTATGCAATGCCACATTATAAGGCAATACCTATGCAAGCTTCACTTAGTGCAAATTCAACAGGGGCTTATTTTAATTTTAATGGTATTGATTTCAGTAACAACAATACAAAACCAAGTAATATATTACAATTTGGTAGAGAATTAAAATTAGAATGGCAAAGTATATTTATAGATACATTTGTAGATATAATAATGTATTCTGATAATGACTATTATAATCCTCCAATTGGCACAACATATAGTACTGAAAGATTATTAGTAACTAAAAAGTATTATGATAGTATAAATGAAACTTATGTTATTGAATTTGGTAAAAGTATAATATTTCCAATTGGTAGTCAACCTAGATTTATTGATATTTTATCAAGAAGAACCTTATTACAAATAAGTGAAGACTTACAAGAGTTAAATAATATTCAAAGACCAAGATTTAATAATAGAATTATAGATAATGGAGAGAATAACTTTTATAACTATGATAGAACTACAAATTATAAAATATCAACAGATTCATATACTAAAATTTTATTATCTGATGTAGATACTATTAAGGAATTATCTGCAATTGTTTATACTGATTATAAGAATGAACTGGCAATGAATATAACAAGACTTGCAAGAGAATATAGTATTAAGATAACAGATACTGATGTATATAATGACAAACTGCTTATAATTTGTGGTGAGAAACATGAATTAAAAAATAGTGATGGTGTTATTTTAGAATTTAATGGTGGAACATTCTCTTCTGAGGTTTTAAATCAACAATATTTTGGATATCATATAGTTAATGTAGTTGATGAATATAAAATATGGGTAGATATACCATATATTAATAACACTATTGTTAATGATACAGGATTTTTGAAATATACTAAAAGTGATCCTTTCTTTAATTATCAACCTGTTGATATTATTGATGTTGGTGTTAACAAAAAAGGTAAAATTGCAATTGAATTAAGTATTGATAACTTGAAACTAACTAATGATGTTTATAGTCTAATAAATGTTGACTATAACAAATATAGATTTAGATTAATTGATGGTTTAAATATAGAAACACTATCACTTCAATATCCTTGGATTTTAGAAGCAGAAGTTTCAGGTGCATTGTTGGGACTTGACATAAATGGATTAGTTTGGTATAAAGGTTATTGGGAATGTGGAAGATGGTTTGGTGGAACTTGGATATCAGGTACTTGGAAGTCAGGTGACTGGTTTGCAGGTACTTGGAATTCTAAAAGAATAACAGATAATTTAATATCAGTTGAAGTAGATAATAGTGTATCAGATACAATACAATCAACTTGGTTTGGTGGTAGATGGTATGATGGTACTTGGAATAATGGTACTTGGGTTGATGGTAGATGGTATGGTGGTACTTGGAATAATGGTGAATGGTATAATGGTATTTGGAATGATGGTACTTGGAATAATGGTATTTTATCAGGTGGAATTTGGGTAACAGGAGTTTGGAATAGTGGAATATTTAATTGTGATAATAATCCAGCTTATTGGATAGATGGTAAATGGAGTGGTGGTGACTTTGAGAATGGTATTTGGTATAATGGTATATTTGAAGAAAAAAATTCATTTGCAAGATTTGGTACTAAAGCATATAATAGTAGAACTGCAAACTGGAGAGCTGGTAAATGGTTAAGTGGAAGTTTCTATTCAAGAATGATTACTGATAATAATGAATTACCTGTAGTTTCAATATCTCATAAATATTCAATATGGAAAACAGGTACTTGGTTTACTGGTGATTGGTATGGAGGTATTGCATACAATATGGATTTTCAATCAGGAAATTGGTATGGTGGTATATTGGAGGATATTCAAGTTATTGGTATTACTTATAATAGTGATGAAGATAGATATATTACATTAAATGGAAAGTTTGATTTTAATATTGGTGATGAAATAAATATTTTAAATACTTTTGGACTTACAAATAGTATTGAAGGCCAATATAAGGTTATAAAACCTAGTGAAGTTGATTCTTTTAATAATAAAACCAGATGTGATATTAATATAAACTTTGGTTACAATACAACAGATAATGATAGTGAAACTGGATTAAGAGTTGTTAGTAGATTTAGAAGTACAAATTGGAAATCAGGTATTTGGACAAATGGTATTTATGAAACTGGACTTTGGGAAGGTGGTATTTGGTATAATGGAATCTTTAAAGATGGTGCAAATTGGATGTAAAAAGTTAATATATAGATTATGATAAAAAGATATACACAATTTGTAAATGAGGCAGATGATGCCAATATTGATGATACACCAGGGGTTAAATCATTAGATTCAAATAAGTTTACTGAACTTAAAGATGAAGTTAAAAAGATGATTGATAATACTATTTCTAAAAGTGGTGGTGAGTTTGCATCTTTTGTTGAATCATTTGAAAAGAATCCAGAAGATGTTAAAGTTGAAGGATTTATAAATGATGCTGATATATATGACTTTTATCTTAAATTCAGAAATGATATAGATGAGGTTCTCAATGGTGTTAAATTCTATGATGAGGCACCTACAGGAGTAAATGCATATGGTTTATATGAATATACTATAAAGGGTACAGAAAAAGCTTTTATGGAAATAGTAAAGATGTTACAAACAAATCCTCAGTAATGAGGATTTTTCATATTAAAGAGGTTTCATTTTTTTATATATATGAAAAACTTATATTGTATTTTTTATGTCAACACCCTTGTATAAATCAGTAAAAACCAATGGAACTTCTTTTTATGCATTTCCAAGTGCAGCAGAAGATATTTCAGCAGCATATCAGAACTCTAACTATAAAATGTATTTCTCTAAATATGTTTTACTTAACTTACCTAAACAAAATTTGAATCCAGGTTCAGGAACTGCATCAAAACCAGTTTACTTTGACTTTGATAATGCTTTTAAGAAATCTGTCACTGCTGGATTACCAACAGACTTCAAAGACCAAATTATTGAGTCTTTAAGAAACTATGTTGCAAATCAAGAAGTTGTAATAAGAGAATCAAGATTAAATAATACTAATTACTATTATGATAATAATGCACTTGAAACTACAACAGAAAAGATTTTTTACAAATGGGCTAAAAAATTAAATATTATTGACTTTGAACCAGCTATACCAGATGATGAGTATTTCAGTTCAATTGCAGAGTTTCAATCTGCTAATATTAATGATCCTGAATACTTTCCTGAATATTTATGGAAAGAAAGAGAATTAACTGCTTGGGACATTAAAACATCAAATAATGATAATAACCAATTACAAATTGAGTTTAATGGAACTACAAACTTTAGAGTTGGTGATATTGTTAATATTTATAATACTTCTTCTGGTATTAATGTAAAAGTTAATAACATTATAGCACCTGATGGAATATTAGGTCAATTAGTTACATTTAATACTGAATATACTGATCAATATAATGGTGGTGAAGCTAAATTAGTTTACAATAGATTAGTTCAATATATTGGTGAAGTGAATGGTATATCTAATGTACAAGAAGCTAATCGTTCTTATACAGAAGTTTATGCTCATATCCCAGATCATACAGGTCAAACACCTGATATTCTTTTTAGAACAATGTATGATATAAATTATAAACCAAACTTATCATTTCCTATTATACCATCTCAATATCAAGCAGAGATTATGGGTGCAGGTGAGAATCAAGGATTCAGTTCTCCAATTGTTAATTCACCATTAAATTATCCAGGTTCTTACTTAGGACAATTTGATACATTAGATTGGACTTATGAAACTGCTGGTGGAGATTCAATAAGAAGAAGTGGTGCTTACTATGGTGTTTTTGGTGATACAAATACACCAGTTGTAAATGGTAATACTATTGATGGTATTACAATGGATTTCAACTCTGCACATTATGTTAAAATGAATATTTTAGGAAGAAACTTAACTAACTTTGACCAGTTTAATGCACTTTCAGTTAATAACTTACCCCCATCTGATTTTGAATTTAATGCTATTTTATGGTATTACACTATAGAGGATTCTAATGGTAATCAAAAATCAAATTTATATGGTATTTCTTTCTTAGATAATCCAGATAATAATGTTATTCCTGAAGAAACAGGATTAAGATTCCCAAGTTATAAAAAGTTTGTAACTAATGGTAATCAAGATGGTACATCATTTGCTTTTAGTTTAAATTTAAACTTTAATATAATTAATGAAAATCCAGTTGATACTTATAACCCTGAGGCAATCAATTCAATGTTTAGTATGAACCTATTCAATCAATCAATGAGTAGATTATCCTCAACTAATGATAGTTTCTTAAACCTAATTGCTGAACAAGGAACTATAAGAGATGAATTAAATGCAGTAAAAGGATTGGTATATACACAAACAGATTTAGCAACAATAAATTCAAAAATTCAAAATCTTGAAAACTTATTAAGATTATATTCAACAAATCAAATTGTATCTACTGATACTGTTGAGGTTAGTACTGTAACTGGGACACCACCAACAATTAGATTAAGTGCAGTTAATACATCTTATGAAAGAGTTTATGTTTATAATGCAACTGATATGTATAATACACAAGGTGTTATACCTGCCAATTTAGCAGTACCAAATAATAGAGATTTTTTAGTTAATTTTACTAATAATGATGAGGTTCAACTTTCATTTACTGCAAGTAATTTAACATTTGTATTAGATAGGGATTTATATTATAGACAATCAGTTGATTTTATGATTGATGCTTCAGAGTTTTCTTCTCAAAATAAGAAGTTAGATATTTATATGAGAAGTGATATTTCAGATACAAGTAATCAAAGTACAGAAGTTCTTATTGTTGGTGGAATAGATTTACCTGTTTATTACAATACTTCTTTACAAAATCCTAACTCTGCTTATCTATGGAAAGATTTCAAATTTAATATTGATTTTACAAAACAAATAACTTTAGAACCTGGAAATAAACTTAAAGTTTATTTTGATATGGATTCTAATATTGTATCAAATTCTATAAAAGTGGGAGAGGTATTAACACTAAATAACTTATTTGTTGGTACTGCATCAGTTTATGATTATTCTGGTCAATATCCTGTTATTGCAAATAATTCCTTTGTTGAATTTGATATTTCATCAAATTTAAGTTTAGTAAATTATGCAACAAGTATAAATGTATATCCAATAGTACTACATGGTAGTCAATCATCTTTATTATCTAATATACCTTACTTCTCTTTGAATAAAGGTAAGAAAATCAGACTAACAAGAGTTTCAAACTCAACAATTCTTAAAGAAAGATATTCAGTAAATGTCCTTGATTTATAATAAATAGTTTTTAGATTTTAATATATACATTAAAATTAATAATTAATTATGGCATGTGGAACAATATTTGGTAGTGGAGCACAATATATTAAAGTAAATGGTGGTGATTTTGTTGCCATAGATGGTGCTAATATAGTAGATAGACTTACTGTATCAGATTTAAGAATGCCCTACAAACAACTTCTTAAAAGTAGAATTTTACTTAAAGCAGGTCAAACAAACTACTTATTAAACCACTTAGGTTTAGGAGATAATGCAACTTTCTTAGCAATTAAGGCAATGTATAATAGTGCTTCTGTTATAGAAGAGGATAATTATATTACTTGGAGTTTTTATGATGATTTAACAAAAACTTATCCAATGGCACAAATGATGTGTTTAACCGGTAATTCTACAAATAGAATTAAACAATTATACTTAACTAATCCAAATACAAAATATGCAGTTACTTTAGAAGTAATGGTTGGTGTTATTGATGATAGTTATACTTTCTTTAATGATTCAATTAATCAATCAAGTACTTCATTTACCAATTTAGAATGGACTGATATTAAAACACATATACAAGGAGAATCTATTAAAATAATGGATAAAGGAACACCTTCAAGACCATTAATTTATATGGAAATTTCTAATTTTGAAACAATTGAAAAAACAGGATCAATATTAATTATTGATGATGCAAGTTATGGAACAATATTTTTACAATTTTTAACAGAGTATGATGCTTATCAAGCACACTCATTACTAAACTTTATTATTGAGAATCCAGAATCCAATATTACTGATGGTTACCCAGCAGATAATCAGGATCCTGTATTAACTTTCTATAGTCAAGTTGGTGGAAATGGTGATTATATTGCATTTAATGGTGCAACTGCAGGAGTTCCTTACTCTACTGCAGATGGATTAACATTCTCTACATCAATAAACTTAGTTACTTATGGTACTGCAAGTGTTTTGGATAAACCACAATTAATTTATTTATTAGTTGATAACATTGTTGATAACAGAGAAGGAACTATGTCAATGCAACCTTCTAACTTAATTATTCATGACACAACTGCAACAGAATTATCATTAATTACAACACCTGGTACATATTCTGTAACATTTAACTTCTCTGATATAGCACATAACTTATTGGATGGAGTTAATGTTGAAATTATAGTTGAATAAAAATAATATAAGTAATGAGTTATAGTTATAATAAGTTTTTAAGACCAATTACATCATCTGATAAAAGTATAAAAATATTAGATGATACTAATGATATTAAATATACTATAGAACCATTTGCTATACAAAATGTTTCTATAAGTAATAATATACTTAAAATTAATCTAAAATCTAAAAGAATAATTTCATTACACTTTTCAACTATAAATGAAGCAAAGCTTGCATTGACAAGAATACGAATACAAATTGATACATTAATACAAAATACACCTTATTTAATTGATAGAGATGTACAAAATTATGTTGAAACACTATTTAATAAGGTTTCAATTATTGTAGGTCCTACTGGTGCAACAGGTGCAGCAGATAAATATAGTGCAACATCAAGTACACCATTTCAAATACCTATTGTTGGTGAAGTAATAAATTTACAAACTCAAACAAACTTAGCTTATACAGCTGCACAAAGTGTTATTATCTATAATGATATACCAAATTTATATAATAATAATTATGAGGAAGGTGGTGACTATTTTATAAGTAGAATAGATACTTATGATAAGAATACAGGTAATATGGTAATAGCAGTTGATTTTTCAACAGCCATTACCACTGGGGAGACATATAGTTTTTGGTATATCAATTTAAGTGGTGAAAAAGGACAAGCAGATAAATATTATACAACATCAACTACTACTTTATCAGTTCCACAAATTGGAGAAGTTGTAGATTTAGAAATAGAAAAATATTTAGCTTATTCAAGTTCACAAAATGTTGTTGTTTATAGTGACTTACCTAATTTATATGATAATGATTATCAAATAGAGGGTGGTTACTTTTCTGGTCAAGTAGATTATTATGACTTTTCAACTGGTCTTATTTCAATAGTTGTTGATGATTTTATAGGTGATGGTACTTATAGTACTTGGTATATGAATTTAAGTGGTGCACCAGGAGTTAGTGCAACTAGTTCTACATTAGATTTAACTAATTTAACAACAGATATTATACCTGCAGTTGATAGTTTATATAATTTAGGAACAAGTGCATCACAATGGAAAAGTTTACATGTTTCTGGACAGACAATTTATATTGGTGGTGTTCCTATATCTACTGATGGTGATTCATTAGTTGTTAGTAGTATTAATTTAGGTACAACTGCATCTCCTTTAATTTTATCTGCAAATAATGATAGTCTATTAGTAAATGGTACAGGTTCTATGGGTGCAACCGGTGCTCAAGGTCTTCAAGGTCCAACAGGATCAACTGGTCCTACTGGGTCAGTTGGTGCAACTGGTCCTCAAGGTCCAACTGGACCTCAAGGTGCAACAGGTTCATCTGTAACTCCTACATTTGCACAAGTAACACAAGCGGGTAACACAACCACACAATCTTTTTACCAAAGTATTACTTTTAGTACAGGTGATGGAGGAAGTTTTGCAATCAATACTGGTGTTTTTGGTTCTTATTCAAATGAAAGTACTCTTATGAATGGAATACAATATCTTCAAAATGAAGTTCCTATAGTTAGTTTAGGTTTTGCAGTTACTGATCTTCCAGTTATAAGATTTTCTGCAAATATACCTGAATTTTTAGGACCTGGTTCAGATTTACGAAAAGAGTTATCTTTTCTTTTACCCTTTGGAAAAGAAAACCCTTCTTACCCTGATCCAAATTTTTATACTTTAGCTACTACAGATGATATTGGTGCAACTGGACCTACTGGTCCTCAAGGTCCCATAGGTCCTACAGGAAGTCAAGGCCCAACTGGTTCACAAGGTATTCAGGGTGCAACTGGTCCTAATGGAATTCCTCCTACTATAGGAAGTTGGAACTTATCTACAGGTGCAAATACTGTTAGTTTTACAGTTGATGCTGGTCAATCATATGTTATGTGGGTAAATGGAAATATTCCAAATGGTATTGTTAATTGGAATGCAACAGTAACACTATCAAACTCAAATGTTCCTGTAATAGGTACACAATATGGTTGGTATTATCTTGCAGGAAATGCTTTGGTTTTAACATCAATACCAAGTCAGATAGTTGGAACTCCAGGAACTATTATTACCTCATCTCCCGCAATTTCAAACTCAAACACATTTACATTTGGTATAACCAATAATAGTGGCTCATCTCAAATAGTATATTATGGATATGTTAAAATAAGTTAATAAATATTTTGGATTGTTTGACTTGTAATTTTTTATATATACTTTAATAAAAATATTTATAGAAAATGAGTTATAGTAGTGATAGTTTCTTAAAACCAATTGGTTCAGATAAAAACATTAAATTTTATGATAATACTGGTAATTTAACTTATACTATTAAACCAACATTTATAACTGATGTTATAGATGAAGTTAATTTACTTAGAGTTATCTTAAAAAGTAGTAAAGAAGTTAAATTAGACTTTATCAATACAAATGAACCTATTTTAGCTAAATCTATATTACTTGAACAAATATCAACATTATTACAAACAAATGATTATGTTGATAATTCACAACCTGTAGTAGGCTATACAACAGCTCCTTATAGTTATGATACTTTTTTAAGACCTATAACTGACAATGATAGAAATATAAAAATATTAGGAGTTGATTTATTAGTAAAATATACTATTGATCCATTTACTATTAATAATACTAATGTATCTGGTAATTTAATAAGAATAAATCTAAAAAGTAACAGAATAATAACTTTAGAATTTTCTACTTCAAATGAGACTAAATTGGCAATTATTAGATTGAGAGAACAAATAGATATTTTAAATCAAAAAGTTCCTTTGTTAATTGATAAAAATGTACAAAATTATATAATAAATTATGTAGAATCTAGATTTACCAATATTATAACTGATATTATACCATCTCAAGATAGTATATACAACTTAGGTTCAAGTGCTTCACAATGGAAAAGTTTACATGTTTCAGGACAAACAATTTATATTGGTGGTCTTCCTCTATCAACTGATGGTGAATCATTAGTTGTAAATAGTATAAATCTAGGAACAACTGCCTCTCCTTTAATTTTATCCAGTAATCAAGATACTTTATTAATAAATAATAGTGTTTTTATTGGTGCAACTGGTCCACAAGGTCCTACTGGTGTATCTGGTCCACAAGGTGCTACTGGTGTAGCTGGTCCACAAGGTCCTACTGGTGCTGATGGTCCACAAGGTCCTACTGGTGCTGATGGTCCACAAGGTCCTACTGGTGTAGCTGGTCCACAAGGTCCTACTGGTGTAGCTGGTTCACAAGGTGCTACTGGTGCTGATGGTCCACAAGGTCCTACTGGTGTTGATGGTCCACAAGGTGCAACTGGTGTAGCTGGTCCACAAGGTGCAACTGGTGCTGATGGTGATAGATACTCAACTACTTCATCAGATACTTTTACTATACCAGAAATTGGATTTGAGAGAGATTTTTTAGTTGGTACATCATTAGCATATACACCATCACAAACTATAATAGTATCACCTAATGATAATCCAACTGACCATTTTCATGGTATTATTAATAGCTACTTTCCATTAACCGGAACAATGAGTGTTACATGTACAGAGGATAATGGATTATCAGGTCAAACATACTCTAATTGGCAAATTAACTTATCTGGGGCAGTTGGTGTACCTGGTGATATTGGTCCAACTGGAAGTCAAGGTATACAAGGACCTACTGGAAGTCAAGGTATACAAGGACCTACTGGTCCAACTGGATCACAATACTACTCTTTCAGTAACATAACTTCAAGTGTTATTTCAGGAACTTACACAGTGACAAATAATGATTTTTTAAAGACATTAGTTTATACTGGTACTGCTAGTATAAACCTACTACTAGCATCATCTTTAACATTTGTAGAAGGAACATCAATTACATTATTACAAAAGTCATCAGGACAAATAAATGTGGTTGGCTCAGGTGTAGTTATTAGTACAACAAGTGATGTTGTTGCTACTACCTATGGTGCTAATTCATTAGCAGATATATTAGTTTACTCTGCATCTAGTCCAGAGGTTATAGTAAGTGGAAAATTAAAATTTGCATAATGAGAAATATTACTCCATCTACATTAGGATTTGGAATCACAACAACTTGGAATGGTACTTCATGGAACAATGGTACTCCAAATGTAAATATGATAGCAAGAATAGCTGGTACGTATACAACAGCTACTCATGGTAGTATAAGTTGTTTAGATTTATTTTTAGATAGTGGAACAACAACAGTATCTTCTAATACTTATATTAGAGTAAATAGAAACATAACACAAGCTGCCTCTGGGGTAACTTTTAACATATCTAGTAATGGAGCATTAGCTTTATATGATCCTAATGTTGATACAACAAGTGTTAAAGTTACTATATCAAGAACTTTACCTTTTAATGTAGCTAGATTAGATTATAGAGCATTGGGTGATCCAATAGGTGGTAAAACTGCTCAATCACTTTCAACAGGAACATTAGCCAATAGATTTTTTACATATAATCCTGTTTCAAATGGTCATGTTACTAATTACTTTTTCAATGCCACCACTATAGGTGTTGATGTTGCATCAAGTAGATTTATACCTGGAACTGGAATTTTAATCAGAACACCAAATACATTCTCACTAACACCTGCACCTTGGACTATAACTACAAATAATGTTAGTGTTACTGGAAAACTTAATGCAGGTGTTATAAGAGTACCATTTCAAAAGTCAAATTTGCCTAATACTAGTACCTTTATACTTATATCAAATCCTTATTCAGCTCCAATAGATATGAATAAATTTATGAACACTAATTCTTTTTTAACTGGAGTAATATTTGAATGGTTAAGAACAAATGCAGCTACTGGTGGGAGTTATTTTATATCAAATAAATATTCACCAAATACAAATACAACATCAACATCAACACTTGGAGTTATTGGAGTATTTCAGGGCTTTATAGTCGAATTACCTAATACAACTACAGAAAATTCTATAGTTTTTACACCAGATATGATGGTGGTAAGTGAACAATTTAATTTAACTGACTCATTTATAATAAATTTAAGAAATCCTGGTATTGATTTACCTGATGGAAGATTTTGTTATACTGAATTAAGAAATCCTGTTAATTTTAAAACCAACACAAATACTTTAAGTTCTAGTAGTCCACTTCTTAATAGAGTTGGAACAAGTTCATATACATTATATGGTGATACAACTCAAAGAACATCTATTGATATTGATGTTTTTTCTACAACAACTTCTACAAATATATCACTATTATCTACATTTGGTAGATTTACCAATGCTTCAACAACAATAACTTTACAAGATTTAACTTTAAGTACAACACAAAACTTGAAAATTAGTTCATATACATTCTCAACAATTGCAGGTGTTACTTATAGTGGAAGATTCAAAATAAATATAAGCTAATGAAAGAAAATCAATTTTTAGAAATTCAAGGATTAAATGATGATGAATTTAATTCAATAATTAATAATCCACAAGATCTTAGTATTTTTATTACTACTTCTAATATGGAAGTATTAACTCAAGAACAATTAGATTTAATAAATAATATTTGAAATACATTTACACAACCAAAGTAAAAAAGTAATCATATAATTTAATATATATATTATGATAAAGAAATATTTAGAATTCATTAAAGAAAATAAAGAAGACTTCAACTCTATAGGAGAATGGGTAGAATCTTTATATTCAGATGAATATATTAAAAATATAGTTAATAGATTCTTAGGTGAAATAACACCTGATATTAAATTATCAAATGCTATTAACCTATTAGATAAAAGAGAACAAGCTGATATAAAGAAACAAATTGAAGATTATCAACAAAATGGTTTACAAGAGCATCCAGAAGTAAAAGTATCTGCTTCTACAGAAGTTGAAGACCTTTTAGAATCTGAAATCACAATGGCAGGTAAAGGTATATTCAATTCTTTTTTGAAAGCATTAACTGCTTTAGGACAGAAGAATGGACAACCAACATTAGATAAGTCACCTGATGAGTTTTTGTTGTTCTATCACTATCCAAAATTGATTTCTGATGATGTTAAGATAGTATTTAGTAGATTCAAATCTTTATCTAAATATGTAGAGATGATTGACTATGCAAAAAATGAAGTTGATTTATACTTTGGTATTAAATGTGATGGTAAGTTTGAGTATGGTATTTCTTATGAAGAGTCTTTACCTATTGGTCAATTCAAATTATCACAATCTGTTATTAAATGGATTGTTCAATTAGATTTAAAATCTGCTGCTTCTTTGAAAAAAGAATTAGTTAATTTATCATATCAAGATATTCTTTTATTAGGTAAAATTAAAACTGATATGAAAGATTTTACACCAGGTTATCACGAACAAAGGTCAAAACCAACATTAGTTGATAAAGTTTTATCATTTGGTTATTATGGTATTGGTAAATGGGATAATGGTAAATTAGATGAAGGAGAATTATTTAATATAAAGGGTAACTTTAGTAACTGGATATTAAGTAAAAAATGGTCTGATAAAGTTTTAATAAGTGTTAAAGCTCAATCATTCTGGTTAAATATACATATAAAATTGAAATAATGAGAAAGTTTACAGAAAGTTTATCAAATGATATATTTGAAGATGAAGATAAATTAAAGTTTTTATTAACTGAGTTTGGTGATTATAATCTTACTTATACAATAAATTATCATTTACAAAGATGTTGGAATTTAGAAGATGAGAGTGGAGATTTATATGCTGTTAGAACATCTGATAAAAGTTTTGATGATTTATATCAAGAACATGAAGATAGAACTGCAGCAGGTAATATCAAAGATATAAAAGGTTATTATAAAGCTTATATAATAAGATTTAAAGAAACATATGCTATATTAACTGCTGACCAACAAAGAACTGGAAGAGCATATGGAATACCTACTTCTAAGACTTATGGGTTTATGGAGGTTGCACAAGATGTTCAACATAAAGTAGAACAATTAGGACACACATTTGCACTTGCTATGAGAGATAGTGAGTTTGATATAATGATATTAGAAGGAAAACATAAATAAAAATAAAACTATGAAATACATAAAAACATTTGAAGACATCACTGATGATGAAAACTTTAATCCAGTATTAGGATTTGATGACAAAGATGATACTGAACAAGAAAAATCTACATTTGATTTAGATTTAGCAATCACAAGAGTAAAAGAAGAATTTTCTGATGATGAAGTTGCAACCAGATATGATGATGAGATGATGAACTGGATAGATTCTGACTGGGAAGAAGATGGTAATTATGATTCTGAATATGATTGGTATATTGACCACAATAATGGAGAAGCACAAGATGTTGTTATTGAAGAAATGATTAAGTGGTATAAAAGTACTTATGATAAAGATATGAGTGATGATGACTACTCTGATTTATTTGATGAGATAAAGTCAGAATATGGTTTATAAACAATTAAAAAGTTTTCTATATAAATAGAAAACTTTTTTTATATGAAAAAACCAAACAAAGAAGAAATATTAAATAAATGGGATTCAGTACTTAGTGGTATGGGAATGTCAGAAGATAAAAAAGAGTGGATGTCACAATATGCTGAACTACATGCCACTAATGAAATAGTTACTGCACCAGATGAGATAATAACTTCACAACCAGATTATGGTAGTTTACTACCAATTGCAATGAAAATTGCAGCACAAACAATAGCACTTGATTTAGTACCAGTTCAACCAATGAGTAGTAATTCTGTTGATGAAATGAAAAAAATCAAACAGGAAGTTAAAGCAGAAAATCGTGAAAGAAAAATTGATTCTATTGTTGAAGGTAAAGAGTTCAATGAAATGAAGGTTGAAGAACATCCTGATTTTAATGGTGGACCTGTTGGTAAACTATTCTATATGGATATGGTATATGGTTCAACAAATTCAACTATAATATAATGTCAGTTTATAAATCACCTGGTGTTTATACAACTCATGTTGATAAAACATACATCAAAATACCTAAGAATAATTTACGTAAAATAAAAATAAGAAGAATGTTAGGCTTACCACCTAAGAATGAACCTATATTTATTAGTTTCCATATATGAAAAAGACTAGTATATTATTATTTTTATTAATAACAGCTTTTGTTTATTCACAAAAAAAAGTTGAATATTATAACCATGGTTATGATGGAATGGAAAGTGTAAGTAATGTCAGAGGTTCTGATTCAATGGTAGTTTATTCTAATTATAAGTCAAGACCTCTTATAAGAAGAGAAGTTTGTGATAGTGTTTTGAGAAATTATAGAAAATTAAAGAATGGTTCTTACATAGTAAATATAAAAACCGCCAAAGTGATTGGTAGATTAGAGATAGTTAGAAAACACAATTTAGTATCAATTAAATATTTTTATGAAAGAGTTGAATATTCCAATGGTTTAATAGAAGTATATAAAAGTCCTGTGATAAAACCTAAAAAGAAAAGTAAAAAGAGAGTCATGAGGTAGTAATATATACCTTATGATAAATATCTATTTAGTATGTGCAGAGATTAATGGTGAGAGATTACATAAGATAGGATATACAAAAAGAAGTATAGAAGAAAGAATTAAAGAGTTTAGAACTGGTAATGCATCAGACTTCTACATTATAGATTCTTTTAGGTCAAAATGGGGTACAAAGATAGAAGCAAGTTTACATAGAGTATTTAAGTCTAAGAAAGTAAGAGGTGAATGGTTTAATTTAACCGATGAAGATTTATTATCATTTCAAGAAAAATGTCAAACATTACATGATAATTTTGAACTAATAACAAACAACAATACATACTACTTAGATAAAGGTAGTTTTTAAAAAATAAAATATAAAAATGGATTTAAAAGAACACTCAATTAGACAATATATGTCTAATATAGATTTCAAAAATGATGATTGGAAAATATCAAAGATATTAGAAGATATGCGTAAATTCTTAGGTGAAGAACCATCAATTGATGTTGTCTATAAAAAAGATGTTATGATTAATGAAGTAACTGGTATGGCAAAAGAATTTGTTGATGTTGACAAAATTCAAATTGTATTTACTGGAACTGATAATAAATTTCATAAATTAGAATTTGTTGTTGGAGAAAAAATATAATTATAAAATGAAGTTAGAAGATTACTATTTAGATCTTGATAAAGTATCAACTCTAAAAACAGAAGATGAAAGACAAAATATACATAACTATTACAGAGATATGATGTATGCAGTTTCAGAAAAAAGACATGACCAAGCAGAATGTATTAAAAATACTTTATTTAAAGCAGGTTACTTGAAAAATGTAACACAAGAAGAAAGACAAGAAAAAATTGAAACTATTTTAGGATAATGAAATTTGATATAATTGAATACTTAGGTAAAATTGAAGATGGTGCATTAGTAATTCTAACTTTAAATTATGAAGATGAATACTATGAAGCTACTTTTTATTATAAAAATCAATTTGTAACTTTAACAGTAGATGAGAAACTGGAAGAAATTCTAGGATGTGACATTGAAAAGTGGAAAGGTTATAATAAATTGGTTTTAGAAATAGTAGAAAGGTTAGTACCTTACAATGAAATTATAAATACTTTAGATGAAATAGATTTAGATTATTACTTTGGTGAAGCAGAAGAATAAAAGTCAACTTAGGTTGACTTTTTTTATATAAAAAGAAAAAGTCAAACTAATAAATGTTAATAAGTGAAATAGGAATTAGAGGTTATAAATCTTTTGGAAACAATGAACAAGTATTAAAATTAAATACAGAAAAAGGAGAATTAGTTCTTCTTGTAGGAAACAATGGTAATGGTAAATCTTCATTACTTGAATCCTTTGAATACTCACTTTATGGAAAAGTAAAGTCAGGTAAAGCAAAAAAATGGCATAAATTATCTTCCTTGCCAAACAGAATTAATGGTGAATTACTAAATAGAATAAAATTTGTTGCAAATGGAACAGATGTTGAAATACAAAGAGGTATAGGACCAAGTGTTCTAAACCTGATTGAAAATGGAATACCTAATGAAAGAGCAGGTAAAGCTAACATTGATGATAAAATTGAAAAGTATATTGGATTAGATATTGAAACATTCAAATCATTTATATCTATGTCTATCAATGACTTTAAAAACTTTATATCATTAACTAATGAAGAAAAACAATTATTATTAGATAAGTTATTTAACTTAGAAGTAATCAATATATTAAATGGTATTCTTAAAGATATAAACAAAAACAATAAGATAAGATTAGCTTCTTTAGATTCAGAGATAAGAACCTTAGAAGATTCTATTGATTCTATTAAAAGGTCTATTGAGAAAGCAATTGAGAAAGAGAAAGAGAATTTACAACAAGAAATTGACACTCTTACTGATGAAATGAACTCTAAAAAAGATGAGTACAAACTTCTTAAAGAAAAAGTTGATAAGATTAAAGAAAAAGAAACAATTCTTTCTGATGAGTTGGATATTGAGAAAAGACAATTAAGTTCTACTCAAAATGATATTAGAAATGTACAAAGAGAAATTGACCTTTATGATTCAGGAAAATGTCCAACTTGTTCAACAGATTTCTTATCAGAACATTTTGTTACATTAAGAAATTCTTTAGTTGAGAAAAAGAATTCTCATGAAGGTATATTAGTTGAGATACAAAACAATATAGCTTCTATAAGAGCAAAACAGACTAAATTAAAAGAGATTGCAGATGGAACAACCAAATCATTCAATGATTTAAGTTACTTGCTTAAAAACTATAAAACACAGATTGATAATTTGAGTAGAAAGAAAGGTTCTCAAGTAAATGAGTCAGTAAATACACAAGAGTTTCAAAATACTATAGATGACTTAGAAGAGAAAAAATCATTAAGTCATGATGGTGCTACAGTTTGTAAAGAAAAAGAATTATTTTATAAAGAACTTAATAGAGTTTTAAGTGAAGATGGTGCAAAGAAATCAATTATTGCAGGTATTATCAAACCTATTAATCACTTTATAGCTGAGAACATTAAGAAAATGGGTTTACCATTTGAGGTTAAATTAGATGAGACATTTAGTTCAGAGATTAAAAATCTTGGATCTGTTGTAGAACATGATTCATTAAGTACAGGAGAGTCCAAGAAGGTAAACATTGCCATCTTAATTGCTTACTTAAAATTAATTAGAACTAAAAAACATATCAATATTTTGTTCTTAGATGAAGTATTTTCATCAATTGACATAGAAGGTATAGATTCTATATTATTGCTTCTTAAATCATTTGCAAATGACTATAACATCAATATATTTGTTGTTCACCATGCTATTTTGAACCAAGAGATGTTTGATAGAATAATTAAAATAAACAAAGAAGTTTTTTCTTATATAGAAGAAGTAGAATATGAACATTAAATAAAAGTATAATGAAGTTAAACTTACCACTAAATATTATATATGATAGAACATTAAATAATTGTCCTGAATGTGGTTCAGATAATACATCTCTTGTATTTCTTATACCTGTTGGTACAACAAGTAAACCTATAAAGAAGTCAGAAGAGAAGTGTAAGGATTGTGGATTTACATCTGAATATAGATTTGAATTATTAAATAAGATAAATAGAAGATCAGAGAAAATAGATAAAATTTTAGATAAATAAATATAAATATGGGATTTAACAAGCGTTACTTAAACAAAGAAAAGATTATAAATGTATATAATCAGGGATTACCAAAATTAATTCAATTCATTGAGAATACAGATTGTTTAATATTTGAAGATGAATTTTCAGAAGAGATTTCAGATATGGTATTAAACTATGATTTTCCAATACTTGAAGAAAAAATAAATGAATTAATAGATGAATCTAAATAAAAACTATTATGCTTTACTTGGAGTTATAAATACCTCTACTGAAAAAGAGATAAAGAAAGCTTATTATAAACTTTCTTTCATTCACCATCCAGATAAGAATGGAGATCCAATTGTATTTGGTGATTTAACAGAAGCATATGATATTCTTTGTGGTGAGCAAAGAGAATCATATGATATGAGAAGTAGATTTGGTAATAACTACAATGAGTATTATGAGTTATTAGAAACTGATTTTAATTTCAATTTTGATGACACTAAGGATAAATTAGAGAAGTTCAAAAAGAATGATGTATTTAATATTTACATTAAAGTAGATGATACTTTTGATGGAAAGATTGAATATGAAAGATGGGTAATGTGTAAGACTTGTGATGGTTCTGGAAAAGACTTATCATCTAAAATTATTATTAAAGATAATGATGGTAAGGTATTACATATCTTTGATGCAGATGATGGTTGTGATTTCTGTGAGGGTAGTGGTAAAGACTATACTGGTAATAAATGTTCATTTTGTCAGGGTCAGGGAAAAGTAGGTTTAACTCCTTGTAAGACTTGTAAAGGAGATAAACGTATTTTGGGTAAACAAAAGTTAAAGAACATTAAGCTAACTGGTGATGAAACTAAGTTAGAAGCAATGGGTCATTACTCAAAAGATGAAGCTGGTAAAATTGGATATTTGTTACTTTTTAAGGCGTTGGAACCCTCTGAATAAAAAGTGTAACTATATAAGGTTGCATATTATTGTGTGCAACTGTTGATCCACCAGTTGTGTTAATAGTTGCTGAAGATCCTGCCCCTCCTGTTATTTTACTATCTGGATAATTACCAGCAGGCGGACCATTCCAAGTATACCATGGGATTTGAGTAACTCCAGGAGGTGGTGTTCCAATTTTTAAATTATAACCTTCTGAAAAGTGTGAGTGTGGAGGCATTTCAGTAACTAATAAAGTATGCTTTTTAGTACCTGGAAATCCAGAACTTAAACCTGGTTGAGTAAGATTAATAAAGTCTGCATCACTTGGATCATAACCTACAGAAACATTACCTCCTTTATCCACAGTTCCATTTAGACCATTGCATATGGCCCAACCATATCTTTCACCTGGTGTACCATCTGGTTTTGTTGCCCTACCAAGACCTGGATTTGGCCCAGTCATATTAAAATTTTCAGTTATATAAGTTTGTGCAACTGCAAGTTCTTTAATATCACCTATTTGTGCACCATATACTGCATCAACTAATAGCAATTCAATTTCTTTATGCTCTGCTGCAGTAATAGATCCATTAGTTTGTAGATAACTATTTATTTTATCTACTATCTGTTGTCTTGGTGGTGATGTGGTTAATGACATATTAATTTAATTTATTTTTATATATTATTTTTTTATTGTGAATAATCTCCTGAATAATCTCCTGAATAATCAGGTGGTAATGCAATTGTTGAAAAAGTAAAAAATTGTCCTACTGTTTTTATAACTGGTCCATTAACAATATTACCATTAACCACTGTAAATGCTTGGGTATCTGCAAATGCCAGAACATAATATGTAGTATTTGGTGTTAATCCTGTTTGATTTGACAACAATACTGGTGGTGTTGTAGATGATGTAAAAATAGGAGTAATACCTGAGAGATTTGTTAATATATTTGAATCTGAACTCAAATAAAGTCCACTAGAAACATATTGTACATTACCTTGCACAGAAACATTACCACTTATAGTTACAGATGATGTTGTTATATTTGTTGGTGGATTAGTTGTTACTACTACTGATGAAGAAGCACTAACTACAACATTAGGTATACAAATAATAGTATTATCCATTATTGAACTATCAAGACTATCTACACCAATTGTAACATTATCAACAAATATAAAATCAGAGTTTAGATAATCAATATTAGGTGCAACACCTTCATAAGGAATTTGTATACCTTTATAAATATTTTCTTCTTCAAAATATTTAAAGAAAGGAATCATATCAGTTTCATATAACTTAATATTATCTAATACCAACATAGATTGACTTCCACCCATATTACCATTTCCTTGAATACTCATCATTAAATCAGTCTTATTATAAAAATATTCATATTTCTTTTTAATAGTATTTGAACCAAATCCAGTATATCTTTCTGCTGATGTTTTTTCAACAGAGTCAAATCTAAATGAATTTTGAACTGATAAGTGATTAATATTTTGTGTTATTGGTAAATAAGACATTCTTCTATAAACAGGACTAGACTCACCATCTCCAGTAGGTAGTGATCCAATTTCAAAATTAAGATTATTAAAATGTAAAATTGGTAAGTCAACACTTGGTGTTATTTCAATTCCAACATCTTCTATATATTTCTTATATTTAATAATCAATTCCCATCTATCTAGTATTGGGTAAGTTGGATTTTCATTTTGAATATAAATAGTCCAATTACCTGATGCATTATTAGTTACTAATTCCTCAATGTTTGTTGAATTAGAAACACCAAATCCTAATGTACCTATACCAGTTTGTTTTTCCATAGAGAAAGTTCCAGTATATGGTTGATTACCTGATGAGAGTGGAGTGGTTGATAAAATATCAAATACAGTATTTATTAATTGTGTTTCTGTACTTGATAAATTGTCATTTTTCTTTAAACAAATAATTTTATTATCTGGTGATTTCAAATTAATTATAATATTACTTAAATTAGAACCTTGACAATTTAATGAAATTTTAACAGCAATGCTAATAATGTCTTCTGCTAATAATTCTAGTCCAAAAATACATTCACTTGTTGTTATTGTTTGTGTAACAATGTTATTTGGTACTTGTTGATATGATAAGAAGGCTCCACCTACTATTAAATTAGAACCACTTAAAGTCATAGTTCTTACCAAAGAAGTTGATGGGTTAAGAGTACCATCAGTATAAGTACTTGCTAATGTACCACCATTATTTCTAATTGAAATAACTTTTCCACAAGGGTTATTATTATAACTGGTGAATTCACCACCTATATATGAGAAACTATAATTAGAACTAAATTCTATATCATATGCAAATGAATTTAGTCCTGTACCAGTATTAAATCCTGTATCAACTGAACCATTAGAACTCAACCTTACTATATTTTTACAAGTTCTAAGTGATGAATCTCTATAAGATGTAAAGTTACCAACTACATAAATTCTACTTTGATCATCTACTGCAATTTTATTAATAAAATTATTTGATGAATTAGGTAGAAATGACTGAAATGTTGGTGTAATAAATCCCTTATTATTAGTTGAAGTAGTATTACTTATAGTAAATGAAGTATCAACACTAAGTTTATTGGATACTATTTTTAATTTTACTATTCCATTTGTATAATAAATAGCACCACTTGTAATCTTAAATCTGGTTATTTTACCACCAACTATAATATTTTCATTATTATCAACTGCTACAGTAGATGGAATATCACTAGTTAACTGAAATGCAAAGTCTGTTGGTGCATCATTATAAATACTTTTTTCTGAAAAATTACCATTAAAATCAAATAAAATAATTTTGTTTACATATTTTATACCTGTTGTAGAAAAAAACCGAGTAAAATTACCAATTACTACTGAAAACCACTCTATAGTATTTAAAGTTGATCCAATTTTTCTAAATGCAATATCTGTAATAAATCCATTGAATTGGTATTCTATTGGATCATTATCTGCATCTTTGTTAAACTTTATTACTCTACCTAATACATTACCTGTACTAGTAGTTACTGGATTAATATAATTTATAATAATAAATATATTATTATCTAATGTAGTACCAATGGCAGTTTTTACAACTACTGCTTTGATAAATTCAATATTACTATCAAAAGGTATTGTAGTAGGAAAACCATTATCAAGAGTAAAATTTGTATTTATTCTACAAACCATATCTACTGGTAATCCATTATATTCAGTAAAATTACCTGCTACTATAATCTTACCATCTGATTGTCTATCAACAGACCAAACTTCACCATTAAATCCATCAAGAAAGTTATTTTCTGGAATCATTGAACTTAGTGAACCAACATCAAATGTAAAGATATTACTTGCAGTAAGTGTACCACTATCAGCTGAAATATTTGATTGTGTTGCAGGATTTAAAAAAGGACCACTAAGTTCAGTTTCTGAATCATATAACCTTTGATTAGTTTGTGTAAATTTAGAATTGGCAATACTATAAGTAACAACATCAAACTCTACTACACTATATCTTGTTTTTGCTACATTAATTTTATCATTATTTAATATTGCACCTGAGTTGGTTGCAGTTAAATATAATTCATTTCCAGTAACACCTGAATCTATATAATCTTGTATTGTAGTAGAAATAATTGAAGCACTATCTGCTGATATAACTGCCTCAGATCTATTAAATGCTAAGTCTGATGACTTTTTAGTTGAAAAAGTCCAACCAGCATTATAAAAATTAGATATATTATCTAGTTTTGGATTAAATGGTTCATTAAAAGCAGAACCATCACCAATAAAATCAGTAAATAATTTATATTTAGTTCCTAACTTATATAATCCATAATTTAAGTCAAAAGAATTTCTAAAACGTGATGCACTTGAAAGTACATCATATGTAGGATAACCATATAAATTATTTCTATTTACAGATTTACCAGTCAGTGGTTCATATGACCTAAAATCTCTACCTAATGTAACTGATCTTGTAACATCATAATTAGTATCAATCCAAGAATTAAAACTAAATATACTTGATGAAATTGGACTTTCATTAGATTTTAATAATGATCTATTAGTATCATAAAACTTAAAGTTTTGTATAACACTTGATGCAGCATATCTTGTAACTTTACCAGTTTCTGGAAATAATAATATCTGATTTTGTTTTTTATCAACAACAACATTATTTCCATTAACTGCCAAAACTTTTACAATACCATTATATTCTGGATTATATAATATAGGAACTGGTGGTGCTCCATTAATTGACACTGCATTTGTATCTTTATCAATTATTATATAATCACCAGGAAGTAAATTGTGTCCAGAAGTTCTTGGTGGTGTTGCAGTACCAAATACTAAAGTAATATTACTAATTTGACAATTTTCAGTAGCTTGTATATTAGTAAAATAATAATCAGGATAAGTAGAATTAAAATGTCCTCCATTAAAAAATCCATCAATCCAATGAGTATCAAACATTTCTGTAATTTTAGGATAACCTTTAAATAAACCATTATTCCAAACTCCTGAGAAATAACCATTAAAGAATGCTCCTGATAACCAAACATTTCTAGTTATCTTAATTTTGTGATTAGATGAATCTTTTTCAATTCTTCTGTATGGAAATGTAGTATTTAAACTAACTTCAATCCAAGTTTTATTTATGTCTATATCACTTATAGTGTAATAATCTCTTAATAATTTTCTATTTTCATTTATATCAATTGCTACAATATTACCAATTGATACTTTATCACCAACCTTGAATAAGCCACAAGAATGTGTTGAACCACTAATTTTTATTCTCCAAGATACATCATAAGAATAAAGAACTGCAGAGTAAACATCATCAAAATCTCCTACTACAGTGTCATCTCTCCAACCATTATTCCAAACTCCATTTTCCCAAATACCTGCTTTAAAATAACCATTTCCTATTTTTGACGCCAAACTAAATGTTACACCATTTGAAACAGATTGAAAATTATATACAGAATCTAATATATCAACATCAATATTGGTAGGTGTAGAAGATGCAGCAGGTAATACTTGTAGATTGTTTAATGGATTATATCCACCAACTAAACTTACAATTGATATACTTGCAACATATGTTGTAGTTCTTGGTAAAGATGACATACTTGGTCTAAAAACCAAATATCTTTTAGTTCCATTAATATTTGTAGCTGCCAAATTTATTTGACTAAAAGTAGCAATTGTATTAATTGAACTAGTTAAACCAGATAAACCACTTACTTCAAAATTAATTGGATTACCCCAAGAGGCTCTACCCAATTTTAAGTCATTTTTATTTACTAAAAATGCTTCAATTATATCATTTGAATTACCACCAGTAAAATTAAAAGTAAAATCTAAATTGAAATAATCATAATCAATTAAAGTTGCTATATAGTTATTGTTAAGTGAAACTTCTTCTAATCCTGATCCAAAAGTTGAATAAAGTGGACCTATGACACTTGATGTTGATGAAAAATACCAGTTATAAGAACCATTGTTAGAAATAGAGTTAACTTCATAACACCATCCATTTGGTTGACTTTCATCATTTACTGGAACATTTAAGTATCTAAACTCTCTATATCCATTTATTAAAAAGTCTATCTCTCTAATTGATGATGCCTTTATATAACTTGATGTAAATGCATCTAATGCACCATATCTAATAATATTAACAGAACTTTCAGATGAAAGTGTATTTGCATAAGTATAAAATTGTACTTCACTATTTTCCAAAATTGATAATACTTTTACAGAACCTGCATTAAAAGGATTACTTAATTGTATATCTACTATAGATGCTGATCCACCTTTAATAGTAGTTAAAAATTGATAATTCTTCTTTTGATTATATAAACTAGGATTTGTAAATTCACTATTTATATAGAATAGAGTATCACCTAGATTAAGTTGTTTTCTAGTTATACCATTATTTAATATATATTCCCAACTTTGTTGTGAGTTTCTATCATAAAATGTTGATGGTGAGTTTTGCATAAACTATATATTAATTTAAGTTTATCACTTTGATTATTTTTTATACTTCAAAAACAAAATAATTACCAATTATCCATTAATTTTAGTCTAAAAAACCATCATTCTCATTAATTTCTGCTATACAATAATCTACAGAATATCCATCCTCAGTTTTGTTATGTACTAAAATATTATTTGCATAGTATGTGTGGTTACCCATTATTCCCAAATTATATGTAATAACTTTTTTGGTTATTAGTTCAGTTATTTTATCAACTATAGCTTCTTCATTATCTATAGTAAGTAAAACATCACTCTCTTCTATTTTTTCTACATCAAAATTATATAATTTTTTAGTTATTTCAGGATTAAATGATGACCAACCTTTGTTAACAACCCAATATGGATGACAAGTAGTAGATTTTATTGATATACCACTTGATAATTCATATTCAACAATATCACTTCTCATTGGACTGACAACTTTAACTACTTCACCAGGTTCTTGTAATTTAGTTTCTTCATTATAAGTTATTATAATATCACCAATTTTAACATCTTCAATATTTTTAGTTGTATAATCAAACATTGTTATTTTAGTTCCTTTTACAAAACAACAAGTATCAATATTAATTGGATCATCTAACTGACATACTGCGGTATAATCTTGAATAGATGATACACTACCATTATTTTGTATTTGAATAATATAGTAAAAATCATTATCACTAATTAAATAATATCTATTACTACCAATAAATAAATCTGATAAAGTACCATTCTCATTTAAAGAAGTGTATATTATAGTACCAATTACTAATTCATTATTAAAATATATTGTATTAAGTAAGTCTGCTACACATATTGGACCATTTGTTATATTTGAATCATAACCTTGACTTGATATATTAAATGTTTTAACATTAAAAGAAGAACATTGTACATGTGACTCAATCTTACCAGATGTGTCTATTTTACATCTATAACTTATGTTATTCAATAATATTCTCCAAAATCTACCTTGTCCATTGAATGTAGTATTATCAAAATTTTTAACAAAAGTTAAATTATTTATTATTGTAGTAGTTGCTACACCATTATTATCTTTAAGTAATATAGAATTTATAACAGGAAATCCACATACTAAATCGTCATTAATTTGTGAATCTCTGGTTGAAATTAATATAGTTGCAGTATCAACAGATACTGCAATTGTTTTATATGCACTAAATTGACCTACACTATCTATTATTCTTATTCTAAATGTATGATCACGTACCTGAGTTATAGTATGACTATAACTACCACCTCCACTTGTTGGTGTATTTCCTGGAGAATTAGGATTATGATTAACTAAAATAGGTTGAGACCAAGGTGATGTAGTAGATGTTCTCCATTGGATTTGATAACCTGATATACCAATATCATCAGTTGCTCCATTCCAAGTTAAGTTTATTATATTTGACATATTTTATTATATTTTTTTAGGTTTATTATATTTGACATATTTTATTATATTTATTTTTATTCTAACAGGTTATTTAAAACTATAAAGTTTAAATTTACACTGGTATAAAACTATATTCAGCTGTACTCACATCAAGAGTAACTTTATAATTTCCTGCCACTACTGGAATTTGAAGGCTCACATCATCCACTGCAGTTCCTGTTGGAAAAGATGTTTCTCCATAAATTCCACCATCTACATCAAATTGAGCATTACCATTAACAAAAGCTCCTGTTATTGTATATGTATATAAATCATTTCTTACCATAGTATAACCACCTTGAACAGGAATAGCACTTCCAATAATTTTTATATTATAATCAGGATCTGCTACAATAGCATCTCCTGGTTCAGATAGAATATCAATATCAAGAAAATTGCTACAAGGTGCCAATTCACTAACTCTTATTTTAATTATACCATCAAAGGAAGTAGTAAAGGTAAAACCACTTAATAATTGCCACCTTTCCACACTTGCCACTAATGGGGTTTCGTTTTGAGTTCCATCAATACTCATATGAGTTTCACCTTGTAAATACCCAGGCCAAGTTATCTTAAATGGTCCAGAGCCAACAAGATTATCTATTTTTACTATTACTTCCATATTTTTATTTTTATTTTTATTGGAGATGATTTATTGGCGTTCTACTGTTATTACTATTTTATGTGAAGCCGGTACATATCCTAAATTATATTGTTGTTCACCACTACCAGGATTTAAAGAATAAACTTGACTAGAGTAATAATTTGCATCATTAGGATTATACTTAAAACCTATACCAAAATTTACTGGTGCTTGACTTACACCTGTAGCGGTTGTATTTTGTATGCTGATAGTTAGGAATCCTCTACCATGAAGACCAGTTCTATTGTCATATATGGGTCCGGTTGGAAGTCCTGAAGTTCTAATACCAGATACTCTCACATAAGCAGTGAAATTAGTATTACCAACAGATACAGTATTTATTATTTCAATTACACCTCTTAAATAGTCATAATTACTATAAGCACCATATTCTCCGGAAATAGTGTCAATTATAGATATAAGTCCACAAGTACTTGGTGTAATTGGTGTAATTGGTGTAATTGGAGTTGTAGGTATTGTACCAACTTCTCCAAATGAACTAGTTGAACCCCAAGCAGGTGGAGTATCATTAGTAGTAGCAAGAAATATAATACGTGTTGGATCAGTATTAGATTGTGTATAATCACTTAATGATTCATTATGAAATATATTCCAAACATGTAAAGATGATGTTCCACTAATAGACATACCATTGTTTAGAACTTGTAATGCATAATTATCAATAACTGAACCATTTTTAGTTAAGTTAAAATATGAACCATTCCAGTTACCATTTCTCCATAAACCATCTTCCCATAATACATTATATGCATTCATATAATTAACAATACCATTTTTCCAATTCATACCTACTGCAGTTCCTGAAACAAATGTTCCATTTTCCCAAGTAGAAATATTAAACTCACCACCATCAAATATACCATTCTTCCAATAACAAGTATCACTAAAATTAAATGTATTAACATTTCTTGTTACATAAGGATTAAATGAACTTGATAAAAATCTACCACTTTCAAATGTACCATCCAACCAAACTGAGTTAATCATCTCACCACTTGGATGTGAAAATATACCTTTTTCCCAAAGCATATTTTTTAAGATAGCTTTATTGACAACTTTAGTAGTATCACTTGACCTTTTAATATCAGTATATAATTTTCTATCTGTAATATACTTATCTTTAATATCAGTTACATAACCATCTCTCCATAAACCATAATATCTTCTTGTAGTTGAACCAGTTGGTGGAAAATTATATGACTTTACAAATTTATCAGGATTAGATTGTGATAATATTGAAGGTGTTCCACCAATTGCAAGATGACCACTTCCTAAAAATTCTCCAAATGAGAATATACCATTATTCCAAACTCTTCCTTTAAACTGACCTCCATTAAACTCACCATCAAACCAATTTGAGTTAGTTATAGTGTTTGCATTACCAAACTCACCTCCATTAAATATACCATATTCCCAAGAATAGTCTTCTTTAGGTTGTAAACTATTGTCAGGTAAATTTGATCCATAGTAAGATAAGAATTTACCACCATTAAATATACCATTTTTCCATTTTGCTTTATTTCTAAACTCACCACCATTAAATATACCATAACTCCAAGTAGCAGTATTAAGTACACCTTGTGTATCATTTGTAGCAAAAACACCTGAATTAAATATACCATTGTTCCAAGTAATAACAGAATTTGAAATACCATTATACTTCTGAGAAACAATTTTGGAATTTTCCACAACTGCATAATTTATAGTCCCATTATAGAACCAGGTATCATCTATAGGAATTGATGTATCACCTATAAGACCATTATTAAATACACCATTATAAAATTTAGAATAGTAAAATTTACCACCATTAAATACTCCATTTTCCCAATCACTTTTATAAAACTCACCATTTAAAAATGTACCATTTTGCCATGAAAATCTTGCATTAAATTCAGTACCACTTTTATAATATCTGGTTTTTACATTTTGATTATAATCAAAAATAAGACTATTATCAAAGCTTCTGGAGTTATAAAATAGACCATCACTAAATATACCATCTACCCAAATTGATTCTTTTACCAATCCATTTTTAAAGTTTCCACCATTCCAAATAGAATCATAAATTATACCATTATCCCATATATCATTACCACCTACAAAAAATGAGTTCATATAAGTTGCCTTTGATAAAATATTAGAATTATCTGAAAATATAGTATCTACAAAAATTAAATTTTTTATTTTTTTAATATTATTAAAATCTTTATCACTAACATCAAAAGATTCATCTCTCAATAATGAGTTTGTAATATATGCTCTTTTAAATATACCTGTTATAATTCTAGATCTATTAAACTTAGTTCTATGTAAATAACCATATTTATTTTGTGCTCTCATAGTTAGAAATAATCCATCTTCTAATAAATTAGGAAATGTATCTCCAGGTTTCAAAATTGATTCTAATTTAATAGTTTGATTAGTTCCTGTAATTGTACGATTTACAATTTTATATGCATCAGGTAATCTTGTTAGTGAACCGGTAACACCTGTTACTCTTATTGTTGCATTAGAGTTACCACTATTTATTGTAACAATATCATTTATCTGATAACCTAATCCTTGGAATGATTGTGTAGAACTAATTAATACACCACCATTTAATATACTTTTAATTTTTATTTTTTTTATATTAGGACCTTCATTATTAGCACCACCAGTAGAAACTAAAGAGATATTTAATTCATCATTTATATTATAACCAAAACCAGGATTTAAAATTGTTGCAGATGTTATAAAATAAGGACTAGTATTACTTACTGTTATTTCTACTTCTAATCCTGTTCCAGATCCTCCAGTAGTTTGTCTTGTAGTATAACCACCACCTGCACTACTTGCATAATAATAGTTATTATTATTACCATCAGGGATAAGTTCTATCTCAAAAGCTGCTCCAATAGTAGATGCATTAACATTTATTGTTAATCCTGTTCCTGAACCTCCACTTGTACTAAATGTACCATTAGTATAACCTGATCCTGGATTATTAATTACAAAACTTGTAACTTTTCCTCTTGTATCATAATCAACTGCATTTAAGAATACAACACTACCAGTTCCTAAATAATCATAATCTACTTCACTTGCAATACCTTCACTTGATATTTTATTAGAAAATGAAATACTATTAGTACCAGTTAAACTATAAAAACCACCACCATTTAATATATCTTTAGTGATATTATTATCATTACTATAATTTATATGATTTCCACTATTCCAATTTGAGTTCTCAAATATACCACTTTCAAAATCTGAGTTTACAATATAAGCTTCTGAGAAATCTAATATACCAGTTCCTAAAAATGTATTATTAAATACTCCTGAGTTTGATGTTATATAATCTGTATTAGTTTGGTATGTGTTATCTTCAAATTTTTGTTTTATAAATATATCAACTGAGTAATAATCTTTACCCTTAATATCTTCTAATTTATTTCCTATATTATCAACTGAATATCTATACTCATTTTCTTTTGGTGTAGAAACAAATGCATTATACTCAACTCCTAATTTTGTAAATCCATAACTAACACCTAAGTTATAATCTATATACTCTTTATAAGGACCTATTTTAAATTTAGTATCAAAGAAATTTAATAATTCACCAGAATTATTATTTATTTTAATTCCTTTAATATAAAAACTATCTTTTAATTTGAACTTCTCATAACTTCTTTTATTAATATAAAACTTATAAACTTTATGAGTTACATTTGAGTTATTAGTAATAGTATATGTAAATTCATCATAATCAAGTACTTTAATTATATTATCACTAATATAGTTTGAATTTAAAAATAATGAAGATTTATAATGTGAGTTTACTGATTTAACTTTATTAAACCTTGAGTTTTCAGCCCTTGAGTTTCTAATCTCTGTATTCTCAATATTTGCATTTATAAATTTACAATTATCAAAGAGAGCTTTATTTACAGTAAGTCCACTTGTAGTAAAATTTTCAACAATATTACTTCCCTTTAAATATTCCTCAACAATATTATAAGAACTTGCACTTGTACCTAATTTTGAGTTAGTAACATTACCATTATTTATAACTGCATTTTGAATATCTGAATTAATAACAAAGTTATAACCATAACCATTATTATCTGGGTTATTAACTTTTTGATAAGGTAAACCATTAGGAGCAGAAGAAGTTGCAAAAGAGTAGTCAAACTCTGCAAAGTAACTACTTTGTTGACTATAGAAAGAATTCATTATACCAGTCTGCCATATTGTATTTAATAAAGTTCCTGAATTCCAAGTTGCAGTAGGACTATTCCATATTATTCTTTCATCATTAGTTCCATAAAGTCCTCCATTCCACTGACCATCAAATTGTCCTCTTCTAAAGTTAGACTTTGTAATTATTGGTGGATTATTATTCTCATGTTTAACATTGACTTGCCAAGATAATAATATAGGATCCCAAGTATAAACAGAATCTTCTTTAAATTCAGCAATAATACTATTTGAATATGAATAAGTAAAACTACCATTTAATATAAGTATTTTGTTATTTGAATTAGTTGCTGCAATAGAATAAGAACCTAACATAAAATTGCTACTAATATTAATCCAATTTGATGAATCATTTTTAATAAAAAATCCTGGTGAACCTGTCAAACCTGATGTTTCTCCCCAATCTGTTACAGGTGCAAATCCATCCAATTTATCAGTAAATATAATATTATTTTGATTTTTATTAAATTTGAAATCTAAAATACCATCTCTTGTAGTTATCTGTCTATTAACATGAATAAAATCATTTTGATCTTTAATATAATATACCTTAATAAAGTCATCAAAAACTTCTTGATTTTCTGATGTTTCATTTGCAGGTAACCAACCAACAAATTCTATATCCAATACAATTCTACATTCATCTACAAAAAGAACTTTATAACCATCTCTACCTTTCTTATATTTATCTTGTTGAATTAATAAATTACTATCATAAGCACCATTAATAATAAATACTTTATCATTGACTTTTAATCCTGAATTTACTTCTGTGTAAAATAAAGTATAGTTAACACCAGCTATTTTATATGGTTCAACCCAATTCAATAATCTTGGACTACTTGGGTTACCATATCTAAAGTTTACAATAGTTTCATCTATTGGTGTAGGTAATGTTTTTAGAAAGTCATAACCCACTAAATTAATACCTGAACCTATTTCAGCCAATTCTTCTGTTGTTATAAGATAAGGTTTGGTAATTATTTTTTTTTGTATTATATTTGTTGATGAAAATGTATTCATTTAACTATTATTAACTTTTTAGTATATATAAAAAAATTAATAGTCTAAACTATTTTTAATTATCTTTATACAATATAATATGACAGACAGAAAAAAAATATTAGTATTCTCAGGAGCTGGAGTTTCTAAAGAAAGTGGTGTGGAAACTTTTCGTGATTCAGATGGTTTGTGGAACAACTTTAAAATTGAAGATGTTGCTACACCTAATGGATGGAGAAGAGATAAAGAACTTGTATTAAACTTCTATAATGAAAGAAGAAAACAACTTAAAACAGTTCAACCAAATAAAGCTCATGAATTACTTGCCAAACTTGAAGATTATTTTGATGTAACCATTGCAACACAAAATGTTGATGATTTACATGAAAGAGCTGGTTCTACAAATGTTATTCACTTACATGGTGAGTTAACAAAAGTTAGATCAACTCTTGATTCTAAATTAGTTTATGATTGGACAGAAGATTTAAACCTTGGTGATAAATGTGAAAAAGGTTCTCAAATGAGACCTCACATTATTTGGTTTGGTGAAGGCCTTAATGAAGATAATGTTAATAATGCAGTAACTGCTGCAAAAGAATGTGACATTTGTATTGTTATTGGAACTTCTATGCAAGTTTCACCTGCTAATGAAATTCCTTTTCTTACAAAATACAATACTTTAATTTACTATGTGGATCCAGGAGACAAAGATTTTTATGTTCCTGAGTTCAGAGAATTAGAATTTAAACATATCCAAGAACCAGCAACAACTGGAATGGAAAAATTATACAATGAACTAACTAAACAATTATAAACTATGAATGAAAAATGGAATAACTGGTTTGATAAAGATTATTACAAAACAGACAAGTACTCTGACTATAATAAATTATTGAAGGAAATTGGCTCTTCTTATGAAATTGATGATTTACTAGGTGGTTATATGAAAAATAACGATTGGAATACTTATAAGCCTAAAAAAGATGAAACTCCACAAGAAAGAGAAGCAAGACTATTAAGAGAAAAGGCACAAGAAAGAGAAGCTAAAATTGATTTAATTTTAAAGAAGTAATATGAAGGTAGATTTTGATTTTGTAATTAAGAATTTTAATAAACATCTTAATATTGCAGCAAAGGCAAATAAAAGAAAAACTAAAATTATAAAGTTACTATCTAGTATAGATATTAAACAATCTGTATCTTAATATATACTTTTATAAAAATAATAAATATTATGAATTTACAAGAATTATTAAACAAATGGAACATCAAGTGTGATGTTAATACAGTTTTATCAATGTGGAATGAATCACATCGTTCTTATCATACATTAAATCACTTAAATGATTTAATTGATCAGATAAATGAAAATAAAATTTCTTTTAATGAGAAAGAATATGAGAAGTTATTAATCACTGCTCTTTTTCATGATTGTGTTTATGATCCAATGAAACAAGATAATGAAGAAAAATCAGCTCAATTCTTTTTAGAATGTTGTCAAGATAAATCTAACAGAGATATTCAAGACATAAATCAAATGATTTTAGATACTAAAACTCATGAACCAAGTAACAGACTTTCAAGTAACTTTATTCAGTTTGATATGAATGTTATTACTAATGGAAATTATGAACAATTACTTGATTGGGAAAATGGTATATACAATGAATATAAAGCTTATGGAAATGATGCTTATAAAGATGGTAGAGTTAAATTCTTAGAATCTTTATTAGATAAACATCCTTACATTTATAATTCAGATAATCTTTCTGACTTAATAGAATATGTAAAAACTAATTACTAAAAAGAAAACCACTCAAATGAGTGGTTTTTTATTAAAATCTATTAAACTTTGTAATGACACTTTCTACAACTGCAGGTTCTTGTGTTGCTTCTTCTGGTTTTGCAACACCTGAATGATGTTTAGAAATAATATCTACAATATCTTTTCTTTTGTTACATTCATCAATAAATGTTTTATAAGTAGTAACTAACTCTTGATTCCAAATAATACCTGATAAAGAATCAGCTAGTGCTTTTTCAGTTTCTGGGTTTACTTCACCATCAAGTACTTCAACACTATCCATTGATATATCATTATTTTTAACCCAAGATCCTTTTTCTATATCAAAAAGTAATGCATTTGAAAATTTTAAAGTTGGATTTTCAGCTGCTAAATCAAATTTATAATCAAATTTAATTACTGCACTTGACCAAATACGACCATGTTCCCCCAATTCTGTTTTTCCTTCAGCCGCAATTTCTTTGTCCAACATTGGAATTATATTCACAACTTTTTTATCATTAAATGTTTCATCAGTTAGTAATAATTTACCACCTTCAACTTTTAATTTTCCTTCATTTGGTTTATAATTTACCAAATATGAAATTGGATGACTTTTTGCTTCATCAGTAAGATCACTTCCACCCATAAATCTGAATGTATAAGCAAATCCTTGCTCAGCAATATTTTGTTTTTTTAACATTTCTCCAATAAGTTTACCCTTATCAGATTTACCTTTAACAGCAGCTTCTAATCTATCTAAGAAACTCTCATTGAATTTTTTAATGTATCTCATTACAAATAATAATTTTCTTTTATATATTAAAAATAAAAACTTATTTTTCAATTTTTCATATAATAATATGGAACATACTAAATCATCATTTTATTTTACATCTAAAAATGATAACTGGCAAGTAGATTATACTTACTATACAACAACTCATTATAAAACCACTTTTACACAATTAAAATCAACTGTTTATTTGAATAATGAATTATATTGGGATTTTGATGGAATACCAAACACCAGAACAGACAATCCAACTAAAAGTCAAGCTAAAGAAATTATAAGTGCTGCCAGAAAATTATATAAAGAAAACTATAAATTACGTGATGATAGAGATAAAAAACTTTCTAAGTTAGGTATTAATAATTCATAATTATCCACTCTGTTCCCATTATAGTCTTTTTAAATTCAAATCTACAATTAGGATATAATTCTCTCAATCCATCAAAGTCATAATAACTTAGTAAAAACTTACCCTGAATATTATTTAATATTTCTGCCAATTCTAAATGTGAATTAGTTCCAAACTCATGATTTATATAATACTTCTCTTTACCTTTATATGGTGGATCAACATAGAAAAAAGTTTCAGAAGAATCATACTTATCAATAATATCTTTATAGTCAGTACTATAAATACTTGTAATTCTATCTATCTTTGGTTTATAAGCTCTATATTTCATCTTAAATATTTCAAACTCTTTATCACTTCTCCAACTATCCTGACCAATTTGATAAGGGTTAGAACAAGTCAAAACTACCAACCATTGTAATGCCAATAAAACATCATCTTTTGTAGTAATAATTCCTTTCAATGAAAATCTATAAAAGTCTTCATCTACTTTAGTTGACTTAACTAAGTCAATAAAATCTTTATTACTCTGTAATTGAGTGAATAGATTATAGTTTAGATTATTAATATCATTATAGATAAAGTCAACATGAGCATATTTGTCATAGTCTAAAGAAAAGAAAACACCCATCATGCCACCAAATGGTTCTACATAAGTAGATATATCTGTTGGTATATTGGGTGTTATAAATTGTGAAAACTTTGTTTTTTCACCAATATATGGAATTAACATATATTATTTTTTGAATTCTTTTTTGTCAGATGATATATAAAATTTATCAAAGTCATAATACTTATCATAAACTTCTCTAACTTTTTTAAGTGTTACCTCATCTAAGATGTCATACACAGACCAACCTTTTGGATTAATGTATTGATTAACAGAACCATATCTATTAATATCATCTTTTTGTTTTCTAACCATATAGTATTCTTTAACAAGATTAAATCTTTCTTTAGTTAAATACTTATCAGGATTAGTGATTACTGTCTTAACTGCTTCAACAACTTCATTAAAGTTTTTGTTTGATGTTAATGTTGAGATATTGTTTATACCTTTATCATTAACTCTTGACTGATAACAATGAACATAATAAACTAATCCTTTTTTCTCTCTAACTTCTTGGTATAAAGGAGATTTTAATCCTAAAGATAACATTGCATTAATAAAGTGAACATAAGCAAAGTCTTCTTCAATTACTGGAGATAAAATTGCAATAGATGTTTTGTCTTTAAAGTCATTGTTTAATTCCATTGGAGTATCATGATTTCCAAAACTAACATCACTTACAATAACTCTTTCTTGAAACTCAATACCTTTATCTTTGAAGTCTTTATGTTTAGAAACATTGATAATTTTTGTTGGTTTAGCATATTGTAATTCAAAGAAGTTAAGACAATCCATAAATTTAAGTTTCTCTAAATCTTGTCTTGAACCAATTGGTGAATAATCATTAAATAATTTTCTTGAAAGGTTTAACATATGAGATTGAGTTTGATCATTAAATGAATCCATATACTCTTCTAATACAATTTTTCTTTCATTCTCAAATTGTTCTTTAGTAATATTAAAAGTTGTTAATAAATCTACAAATTTTTTTTTCCATTTATTAACTTTTTCATCAAGTCCTGTTAAATAGAAAACAATTTCATTGGAAGAAGTATAGGCATTCCAATCAATACCATCTTTGTCAAAATCTTCTTGTAAGTGATCAAATGATTTGCATAAAAGGTGTTCCATAAGATGTGAGAGCCCATACCATCCTGGTTTTTCTAAGTTTGTTGAACCCTCATATACTACATAAAATCCACTTAAATCTGTGGGACTTTTTAAATTTATTATCATATTAAAATTTGTTTTAGTAATTTATATAACTAAATAGTTATAAAGTTTAACTAGCATTCAAAAAGTATTCTTTATCAGATTCACAATGAATAAGAAATTCATTATCAGTTATGTCATACTCAATAAAAGGATATATTTTCAAAAATTGAATTAATTTTTTATTAACATCTTCAATGGTATGTGGATAATCTAAATAATCTGCTAATTTTTTAGTAAATATAACTATTCTATCTTCTTCTATAATAACAAAATCTTCCATCTTACAACTGAAAAAATCATGCCAATTATTAATTAGTTCTATACAAAATCCTTTACTTGCATACTCTTCAAATTCTTTTTGAGTTATACCTAATTGCTCCATCATAAGTTGACCATATTTAGTTTTATGATAACCATATGAGTATCTAATAATTGCTTCTTCTGGATAATCTTCAATACCACTCCATCCTGGACCACCTAATAGAACTTTTTTATAATCTAATCCTAATCTCTTAACAGTAAAATATAAATATGTATCAATATCACCATTTATTTCTTCAAGTGAACTTTGATGAAGTTCAACAAATATATCTTTATCATCTGAGTCTTTTGCCCATTTACCTACAATTTTATCAGCTTCTTTTGAGAATATTTCTTTTATTACATCAAATGTAAATCCTTTAGCATCCATTTCTTTTTGATGTTCTTTATAGTCTTCTTCTGGATCTTGGTTTTCTCTCTTACATAATGTTGAAAAATTAGGGCCACTACCAAGAACATCAAAAATTGCTTCTTTCCAATCATCTCTCAGTTGTGTAATTTCATCTCTTGTATAAGATTTTTTAGCTGATTGGTCAAAATAATCTTCTATACTCTCATTTACAAATTGTCTATATCTTTTTATCATAACATATATATTAATTTAGAAACTTCTATTTTTTAAATAGTTAATAAAATTAAAAGAATCATCTATTTTTAATTCAATCATATCATTAGTTATTTCTATATCTATAAAATCTTCCAATCCTTTTTCTTTTTGAAAATAATGTTCTGCAGGATCCTTTCCAATTTTACTTACTACAACTTTAGTATTTATTTTATAATCCTCAAAGAAATCTCTAAGAGTCGCTGATACTCTTAAACCAACATTATCATTATCAGAAACAATTACTATACTTGATGGTTTCTTCTCAAGTATTCTATATAATTGTATTGCACTCCACATTGCACTGGAACAACTTACAGACTTTCTACCAAGCTTTCTAAGTGCCATCATATCAAATATACCCTCAGTTATCCAAATCTCTTCTCCTTCATTTATATTGTCTAATCCCCAAACTGGAATATCAGGACAAGCTAATGAGTACTTTAGTGTTTTAGTTCTTGGTGGATCAAACTTTTCTGTTAGATTATCTTTACCTATATTTAATTTTCTTATAGCACAATTAACAAGTTTATCATTTTCAAAAAGAGGAATGATAATACCACCATTTTCAATACCATCATCTAAGAATTGTTTTAATACAGGATGTGATGTTGCACCAATCATTTTAAGATGTTCTAAGTCAATAATAGAAGACAGACCTAATAACTTATATTCTAAAATAGTTTGTTCACCTATACCTCTACTAATAAGATATTCAAATTCATCTTGACTAAAGTTTCCAATATTTTTTATTATCAAACTGGTTAGATTTTCTAAATCTTTTGGTGTAACAATCACATCATCAGCTGTTGAATTTAATTCTTTAATATTTACTTCAACCATTCTATTGTCAGATGAAAAATTCTCCTTAACTTTGTCTAAGATTTTTTCAATTCTAATTATTTTAAGTGGATTAATGTCTGTAGGTAGAAAGTTTTTGACTACTCCATTAACTGATCGATTATTGTAAAGTATGAATCCTAATTCTTCAATAGTATATTTCATAAATAATTATATAAAAAAATTTTGTGATGATTAATAAAATGTATATATTTGTACTCTAAATTATAAAAATGATAAAAGTAGGACTTTCTGGCAATAGATACTCTGGTAAAACTAGAGTGGCTAATTTATTTAAACAAATAGGTATTCCTGTATTTGATGCAGATACTGTACTACGTTTTATATTAAACTACAATTGGGAATTATTAGGTGAGATTAAAGAAGAATTAGGAAGTGAAATCTTCCAAGGTGACTACTTAAATTTCAGAGAAATTAAAAACCCAGAAGTGTTCAACAACATACTAAAAATGGTTGGACCTGATATTTTCAGAGCTTATGAAAGGTTCAACAAAAAACAAACTTCAATATACACTATTTTCCATTCATCTATCTTGTTTGAAACAGGTTGGGATAAAAATATGGATAGAAGTATCAGTATATTTGCTTCTCATACAGATAGAATTAGCAGATGTAAACAACTTACTAAAATGGGTTTATTACAAATCAATGATTTATCAAAGACTGAAATGGATCAACTTGAAAAAAATAGACTATCTGACTATACAATCCATAATTATAATGATGAAACATCAGCTTTTGGTGATACTTTTAATCAAGTATGTAAAGTTGACCAAAAGATTATTGACACCTATTTATTTAATGAAGCCACTAAAAGAGTAATTTAATATGAAGAAAATTAGACTGAAATGTGTTGAAAAAACACCAAGTAAATTAGCATTTGTTAAGTTATTAAAAGAGGTAACAGGTTATGGTTTAAAAGAATCTAAAGATATTGCAGATACTTTTGATTATGATATTAATAAAGTTGTTGAGTTTGAAATATTAAGAGATAAAAGTATTGACCAGTTTAGAAAAGACTTGAGAGAAATTGGTGGTCAATATTTAGTAAATGGTGGTGTTGAGTTTGATAGAGAATACAAATTACTAACATTAGGATTAGGTGAACAAGAAGATTATGTTGACTTTATTTCACAGAACTTAAATTATTTTACTAATCAACAAGAAGCTATTAAACTTATACTTACTAAACTAAGTAAAGAAGATTTAATAGAAATAACAAATAAATTAGATTATACTTTATAAAATGGCAAATGCACACATTCACTCTAAATCATCTGCTAGAAGATTTGGAGGACAATTAGAAGATTATTTAGAAATTCATATTAAAATGGATTGTTCAAAGGCATATATCTCTGATAATCGCCACAGAACTTTGACTCACAATTCTTTTTGGATTCATGAAGTAATGATACCTATTTTTGGTTATACCATTACTAACTCTGATGGTAAAGAAGTATCAGTAAAAGATATTTGTGAAATACATATTTTAGAAGATTTTGGAATGAGGTTTATTCCAACTGCACAAGATTATCTTGAACATATGGAATTTCAAGATTGGATGCAAAATGGTATTAAAGATTGTCCATCATCATTCAAGAAATTAAAAGAAAAAGGTAATATTAAAAAAACAATGTTAGACTAATGGTAATGGTAGTAATTTGTAAAAAAGCAACTATAAAATTGGTAAAGGGTTTACCATATCAAGTAGTTGCATTAGAGAATAGTAAAAGAGATAGATTTGGTAGAGTTTGTATTAAAGATATGGGTTGGTATACAGTCAATAACTTTGAAACTACTGATGGTAAACCTTTGCCTAAAATTGACATAGCCAGAAAAGTGGAGACTATTGAAGAAAGATTAGAGTTTTCACAATTATCAAAAGGAGATATTCTTATCTGTAAAAGTGATAGTTATAAATCTTTAATTAAAGGTAGTATGTATAAGATAAGTGAATTATCAAGTGTTAGTAAACAAATGAAAAATTGGAGTGGTGGTACTTATACACATATTGATAATTATGTTAGATTTGAAGGAGTATCAAGAAAACTAATGTTTAGTTCTTGGAGATTTAAGAAACTACCTACTGACCAAGCAAGAGAAATGACACTTGAACAAATTCTTAATGATGCACCTGATAAAGTTACAAGAACTGATTTTAAAAATCTAAGGAAGATTGAACACATTGAAAACAAAAATGAAGAATTAATGTTAGTTCTGGCAAAATCTATATTGGATGGAAATAGACATAAGTTAAGTATTGTTGAATGGGCGGTACAACAATTAGGTAGAAAGATGGATTTACAAAGAAGTGATTATAGTCATTTAATGAATATGAAACTTAAAGATATTTTAAAACTAATTGATTAATAATAATAATAATAATAGAATACAAGACCAATTTCAAAAAGTGATTTGTTGACACTAATTTCAACAAAAAATAAAAACAAAAATAAAAACAATTAAATTATGGTAACACAAATTTTGGCCTATTGGCCTTGGATGCTCTTAGTAGTATCAGTACTTATGTACAAATTCATTTTTAGAGTATTTTTTGGACTAGTTATTGTTCCTGAGAACAAAGTTGGTCTAGTAACAAAAAAGTTTGTACTTTTTGGTGCAAATAAAGAACTAAGTGGAGATAGAATTATTGCAGTAAATGGAGAAGCAGGTTTACAAGCAAAAATGTTAGAGACCGGTTTACACTGGTGGATGTGGCCTTGGCAATACTCTGTTGATATGCAAGGATTTATAGTTATTCCAGAAGGACACATTGGTTTGATTTCAGCTAAAGATGGTAAAGTTCCACAAACAGGACGTATCTTAGGTCGTAGAGTTGAGTGTGAAGATTATCAAGATGCAGAAGCATTTATTAAAAATGGTGGTCAGAAAGGTCGTCAAGCAGCTTATATTACAAATGGTAGTTATAAAATCAATACATTCTTATTTGAAATATCAACTACAAAACAAGTAAGTGTACAAGAGAATATGGTTGGTATTGTTACAACATTAGATGGTGAACCACTTAGTAAAGACCAAATTGCTGGTGATAAAGTAGAAGGTCATAACAACTTCCAAGACTTTGATGCTTTCTTATCAGAAGGTGGAAATAGAGGTTTACAAACACAAGTTATTCAAGCAGGTTCTTATAACCTTAATCCTTGGGCTGTTCAAGTTGAAGAAGTACAAATGACAGAAATTCCAATTGGTCACTGTGGTGTTGTTATTTCTTATGTTGGTGCTGATGGTGTTGATGTAACTGGTGCTGGATTTAAACATGGTAACTTAGTATCTAAAGGACAAAAAGGTGTTTGGGCAGAGCCACTTGGACCTGGTAAGTATGCAATTAATGTATATACTAATACAATTGAGATTGTTCCAACAACTAACTTAGTTCTTAACTGGGCAAATGCAAGAACTGAATCTCATAATTTAGATAAAGGATTGAGTACAATTACAGTACGTTCTAAAGATGGTTTCCCATTTAACTTAGATGTATCTCAAATTATTCACATTCCAATGGCAGAAGCACCAAAAGTAATTGCACGTTTTGGATCTACACAGGCACTTGTATCTCAAGTATTAGAACCTACAATTGGTAACTACTTCCGTAACTCTGCACAAAATTCAGATGTTATTGCATTCTTATCTACTCGTCAATCAAGACAAGATGCTGCCAAAGAAGCTATTTCATCTGTACTTGAAGAGTATAATGTACACGCTGTAGATACACTAATTGGAGACATTACTCCACCAGAATCATTGATGAAAACATTAACAGATCGTAAGATTGCAGAAGAGCAAAAAACAACTTATGAGACACAAAAAATGGCTCAGATTCAAAGACAAACTCTTGAAAAAGAAACTGCAATTGCAGATATGCAAAGTGAAGTTGTTAAGGCAAATCAAGGTGTGGAAATCTCTGAAAGACTTGCTGATGCAGAAGTTAAGAAAGCAACAGGTGCTGCTAGTTCAGTGAAGATTGCTGCAGAAGCTAATGCTGAAGCAACTAAATTAAATGCAGAAGCTGAAGCAACAAGAAAAACTCTTATTGGAGAAGCTGATGCAAATGCCATCTTGGCAGTAGGTACTTCTACAGCAGAAGCTTACAAATTGGCAGTTAATGCAATGGGTAAAGATAACTTTACTACATTCAAAGTAACAGAAGAGATTGGTAAAGGTAAAGTGAAAATTATGCCTGACTTATTAATCAATGGTAGTGGACAAGGTGGTAATGGTTCATTAGATGGATTACTTGGAATGCAAATCATGGAAATGATGGGTAAAGGTATGAAACCTGCAAATAACAACAATATTGTTGACATTCCAGCAGTTGATGAAACTACTGACAAGAAAGGTAAAAAATAATAAAACCTTTCTTAAAAATAAACCTCTATTTTAATTAATAGAGGTTTTTTTATGTCTAATATTTTTATATATAGTTTTATGATAATTAAAAAATTTGAAAATTTTAGACCTATTGGTTTGAGAAATGGTAAAACTGAATTAGGTAATCTACAAAAAGAAGTTGAAATTAGAATTGATCTTGAAAAAATAAGACATGCATCAATTCAACAATATAGACATGGTTTTAATAGACTAAGTGGTAAAATTGAAGACTATGAGATTATAGATTTAGTTGAGAGAGCAATTGAAGAAATAACAATTGCACTAATGCAGGATAGATATGATATTAAAGATGAAAATGGTAAACCAAATAGATTCATCATCAGAGATAAAGAAACAAAATTAAATGTAGTTTGTGAACTAAGACCTGGTGAAAATGAGTTTACATTAACAGTTATAACAGTAATGAGAGTAGAACATTTCAGAACTGCAATAGGACAATGGGTAGTAGAAGTATAAAAAAAACCTCATATTTTCATATGAGGTTTTTTATTTGAATTAGATATTATCCAATAGTAAGAAAGATTTTTCTTGATGAGCGGTCAACACTCAAAACTTTCACTCTAATATCTTGTCCAGATGTGAACTTCTTACCAAGTTTCTCCATTTCTGATGTGTGGATTAATCCAACTGTTTCATCATCTAAGATAACTAAAGTACCAAATTGTTTAACATCTTTTACTCTACCTTCAATCAGTTGACCATTTTTGATAGTGTCCCATAAAGTTTCTCTCAAAACTTGAGTAAGGATAATCTTATCTTTGATAATCTCTTTGATATAGAATTCAATTTCTTGTCCTGGTTTGATTTCAGAAATTCTGTTTTGCCACTCTTCTGTTACATTAGCTTTGTGGATCATACCTGTTAGACATTCATTAAACTCAACAAAGATACCAAATGGTGTAGTTCCAGTAACTCTACCACCATATAAGGTGTTGAACTCAAGATTACTGATTTCATCAGGAATCAAGCTTTGTAGATACTTTCTACGACTTACTATGTAAGTTCCTTCATGTTCAGAGAATGACTCAACCATTACTTGGAAAGTATCTCCAATAATAGAACTTGGGTCATAAAGTTTGTTGATACCTGCTAAGGTATTAGGCATAAACGCAGGAAGAGTAACTCCTCCATTTGTTAACTCTACATCGTAACCTGCAGGGTTTAATGCTCTAATATAAGCAGTTACTGATTCTCCTTCCTCTAAAGACTTCATATTTTCATGAGCTCTAGATTCATATAAAGAAGCAATACTTCCTTTGATGAAGTAAGTACTTTGTACTACCTCAGTGATTAACAAATCAACTTGTTCTCCAATTTCAATGGAGTTAAGATATTTTGCTTCACCTGGTTTGTTCTCAATACGAACATCATCTTTGTAACCAACAACACTGAACACATACTGATTAGACATCATACCCAAATAAGTAGATCTTACTACTGAACCAGCAGATGGAGTTTCTATTTGAATAGAGTCATAAAGTGAATCAAGGTATTTATCTTGTAACTTTTGTCCTTTTTTATATGTATCTTCTGCATATAAAAGGTCAAAGTCTGGATTACCTAATTCTGGATTTAAAATTTCATTTTGTGTCATATTTATTTAATTTAAGTGTTTAAGTTTTATTAGTAAAATTGAAAAAGTTTAGTTATCTCAATCTTTTTATTTTATTTTTTGTCATATAATCTCTAAGTTTTGCAGCTTCTTCAAATTTTTCATTCTTAATAAGCTCATCCATTTTAATATTAGCTTCCTTAGTTATTTCTTCTACAGACTTTTTGGATTTTTTAATATCCAATATAGAATTGTAGAACTCATTCATTTCTGTTATATCAGTAAAATATTTATTGTTTTCTAATTTATCAGTCTTTGATATTTTATTATAAAAATCTTTTGTTAGTGCAGAGTTATCCATTAGATACTTGGCAAGATGATAAGGTCTATTTTTAAATAGTTTTAGAAAATTTACAAGATTGTTTTGAAACTCTTCATTCATAACTTTTTTATGAAATTACATTGATTAAGTTTATATTTTCTCAAATATAATGTTAAAATAATAATCAAATCTATAAGTTGAACTTGGTTTTTCTTGGTTAAAAGTAACTTTAATTGAAGACTCATCAAACTCAGTTTCAGTTTGTAACTTAGTTAAAAGATTAGAAGTATTTATAGAATTTTTATTCCATGTATTATTATATCTAAGAGTATTTTGATTTCTCAAATCAACATAGTTTATATACAATTGAATAGTTTTATATCTATATCTATTAAGAATATTATAATTTATGTAACTCTTAATTGCAGTATCTGTATTTGCATAAATGTTCATGTCATTTTTAATCCCCTCAAAAGTTCTAAACTTTTTAAGTGTTGCAAATAAGTAATCAGTTATTATAGTCTTTAAATCTATTGTCAATATCCATCTTGTATTATTATCCAATTGAGATTTTGGTTGAGATGGATCTAAAACTAAAGTATGATTACTTTTTTTATTATCACTAGATGAGTAAACAATAGATGCAAATGATGATTCAATTGAAAGGTCCAATTGCTCACCATTCTGATTTTGATAGTATATTATATCTAAAGTATCTATAACTATACTATCTTCTATTTCTAACATCTTTGCACCAAAAAATGTACTTTCTTCAAGCATGTTTAATGTTCCATATACTGCTTTAGTTTGATACTCTGGTGATATATAACTTCTTCTCATTTCTTCTTTTAATTTGATGGTCCAATATTTGTTGGTATTGTAATAGGTATTATTATATTATTTTTATTTACAATATTTTCATCTATTGTATATTTCTCTAAATAATCTTTATTTGCTTTAGTTAATGTAGATGTTTCTAAATAATACTTTAAATCCCAAGTTGATGAGAAAATGAAGAAATCATAAATAGAATAACCAAATTCATCTAACATTGGATAAACTGATTTCTCATCTGCATTATCTTTTAATTTTAAAATGCTTCCTTTTCTATTTATTTTTCTAACTTTTCTTTCTTTGACAATACCAAAGTTTGTTAATGTAGTATCAAATAAATAGTTACCAGTTTTTTTATACTCATAATCTCTTTTAAATAATTCTATATCATAAAATAAAGGCATGTAATATCCACTAAATCTATAGATAGTATCACTTAGTATATTTTTTGAACCATGATAGTTTTCTGTAACCTTAGGTGCAAATTGATTCTCAATTATATTAACACCAACTGGATTACCATTATAATAATTCAACTGATTAATATTTAGTATTTTACCATTTTCTAACTTTCTGAAAGGATTTAATGGATTAGGTAAGTTAATAGGTCTTTTTAACAAAGATTGTATTTTAACATCTAAACTATCAGGTCCTTCACACTTAATTATATAAGGTAAATTAACAATATTATTAGTATAACTATATTTATTAATTGTATTATCTTCATCAATAACTACATAAGATACATAATCAGTAAATCCATACTTATTAGTTATATCATTTATTGATGCCATAAAATTAGTAGCAGTTAATTTTTTATATAATTCATTATAAAGGTCATCTCTATTAGTTGATGAAACATTAGTATATGTATTATCTGATATATTTATATTAACTAATATATTTTTCCACTTTTTATTGATATAGATTATAATACCATTATCAAGTGTTGAAGTACTTGCAGTACCATTAGTTGCCATATAATATTTATCATTTAGTAAAATAATTGGATTTCCATTTTTATTATCTTCTGTATAGCTTCTGTTATATCTAAAATCTGTATCTGGTATTAAACTATATCTTCTTTCCCAACCATTATAAATACCTGGTTCTAAACCTGGTAATATTACCAAAGAATTATTATATAATATTTCATTATGAACAACATAAGAACCAGCAGTATATGTTTTAATAGGATTCCAAATTTCAACTAATTTCCATTTGAAATAACTTGGTACAAAAAAAGATGTAGATTTGCTCCATTTAAGTTCATTAATAATTGTATTATTGACATTATTATCTATTAATGATATATAATAATTACCACTACTTTTAACAATATCAGATTTAGAATATGTTACAGTTGAATTAAAGTCATTAATAGTGGATATATCAACCCATTGACTTTGATTAGGATGGAAAATATTATTATCTGTATTAGATATAAAAACTTTATTATTATACATTACAATACTTCCTGTTGCATATTGATTAGAAGGTTTCCAAAAATCTATAGTATAAGGTATCAAGTTACCTATACCAATTACAGATGAATTATAATATTGTGTACTTGTTTGTGTAGGTAGAGTATTTTCTACATAATATTCACCTGAATTATACACAAAACTACCATTTGTATTTAAACTTCCAGGTGACCAAAATATCTCTTTATTAGTAAGAATATTACTATAAATATCCCAACCTTGGTTAGTAGGATTTGATAAAACATCAACAGGAATAGCATTTAAAATAATTTTAGTGGTAGGTCCACAAGGTCCTAAAGGTAGACCACTTCTATTTTGATATAAAATATCATCAAATATAACAATAGAGTTAATAGCATATATTTTATCCATTTTCCATTCATCAATTATAGTCCATTCTAAAGTACTTGCAGATTGTGTCAATGATGCTGGTATAGTATTGGTAAGAGAAAAATCATTATCAGATAATAAAACAGACATTTTATAATCCACAAAATCATTATTTGTTGATATGTTAATTTTATCAATTTGATTATTAGAGTTTAAGTTAACTCCTTCTACTTTATAAATTTCAAATCTAATTCCTCTAAATAAACTATGATTAGGAACTGAGTCATCTCCAACATTAAAGTAAGAATATTTTATAGTATTCTTTTTAATATCACCATTTAAAAATTGTGTTTGCTTACTAAAAAAGTAACTAAAATAATCATAAGAGTAAGTTCCTTGATTTAAGTACTTATCTAACTCAAACTTAAATGTGTTATCAATAGTATTATCACTATTAAAATTCTCAACATGTAAACTATGATGTAAATATGATGATGTTGCAGAATTTATAGTATAGAAATAATCTAAATTTCTTTCAATTCTTCTAGGATGTATATCAGAAACATTTACAGTTCTATTATAATCTTCAAATATCAAAGAGTTATTTAGTAAGTAAGGCATATCATTTCCTGATATTGAGTTTTGAAATCCAAATCTACAATAAACTGGATTCTTTCTCCATATTTCTGATAAGTTACCAGTTGTATCATCTACCTTAAAAGTTTCATAATTTGCAGTGTACTCAGATGATACAGGAATTTTAACCACTTCATTCTTATAAACAAAGTCATCTAAATCTCTTGGATCAGTTTTACTTGTCAAATCTTCAAAATACATTTTAGTTTCATCTGTATTTGTAAGGTCTGTTAACTTTTCATATTCATATTTAGAATATTCAGTATCAATCAATCTATCATCAAAATCTTTAATATCAGTAAGTTTTGCCTTATAGATATTAAATATTGTAGGTGGATTATTAAAATCAACTATAGTATTAATTGTTTTTTCAACATTATTTACCTTATAAGTGTAACTATTCTCATTAAATTGAAATGAATAATCACTATTAACACTAATTGAATTAGTACCACTTTGAATTAAACTATGATAAAGACCATCAATATTAATTAACCAAATATCAGCAGTATTAAAATTATCAATAGTAATTGGCATATCACTCATATCTTTCAATATATTATCTCTAATCTCACCAAAATTTTGATTAAAACTTGAATAGGTCATTCCACCAAAATCTAAATCAGATATTATTCTATACTTAGTTACAATTACTTCACCATAATTTTCAACTGCTGATTTTGTATTAGTAGTTAAATCTTTAGTATTGATTATTTTAACACTAGATGCTTGTTTTTTAGATGAACTAAATCCTAAGTCTCTTTGCATTCTATCTTCTGATGTATTACCTTTAGTGTTTTTAACTTTAATTAATTGATTTGTAATAGTTTCTGTATATTGTTCTACTTTATAATATTTACCTTTATATTCTACATAAAAAGGTTTCTTATCTGTCCAAACTTCTTCAAATGGATAACCACTTGGTGATGATAATATATTTCTATCATCACCTGATAAAACAACAATATCACTTTTTAAAGGAACTGGTATATAAGATGACATTGTTGTTACCAACTCTAAATCATCTAAATAAAATCCATAGTATCTATTTATAGACCAGCTTCTTTTTTGTTCTGGTGTAGATGGTGTATCATCAAATAAAAAAGACAAGTTTAGTATATTAGGAAAAACAACCTTATTATTTTTATAAGAATCAAATACAAACTTTTCAAATTCAAATATTTCTTTTTCTTCATCTAAAATATCATCAATGAATAATGATTTAGAAGTATATCCACCATTTTGATAATCAATACCATTCCATCTACAAAACTCAAGATTTCTAAAATCTATTTCTAATGGTGCATCAGGAAAATATTTGTTATCAACAAAGTTTGTATATAACCATTCACCAAATAAACTTTCTTTAGTTAAATCAAATAGTTTAATTGTTTTGAATTTACTAATAATATCAGATTTAAAATTTGCAGTTGTTAGTGTTCCAATACCAGGACCATCTACTCTAAATACAATAAAGTTTTTAGGAAGTCCTGTCTTAGTAATATAAAGTGGTGCAAAGTATTCATACTCTTCTGAATAATTCTTATTATCAATTATATTTCTTGCACCATAGTTATATAGTTCATCATATTGATAAGCAAAATCATTTGACATTGTTTCTGCATCATTCTCATATTTTATACTATATGCAGTCTCTGCTGGTAAATCTTTATAAAAATAAGGTATTAACTCATCATAATAATTACTCTTATTAAATGAGACCTTTTTGAATTTGTCAAAAGACAAATTCATATTTGATTCAATACTATCTAAACTTAGCTTATAGTTAGTATCAATCATTATTTTTATATTAGTTGTTAAACCAACATTGGTTCTTAATATGGCAAATGATTTCATGACTTATTATTTTTTACTTGTTGTTGAGAAGTCATCAATGTAAGCAGGTCCACCACCTATATTATTGAACTTTCTAACTGCAACTTTATTTCTGTTTAAATTAAATTTAAGAGTAAATGTGAATGGTCTATTTTCAGATTCATTCTCTACAAAAAACTTTAATTTCTTAACATGTTTAACTGTCTGAGTTGAATTATTCAAATCAATATATTGATAGTTTAATCCATTTTGACTACTATCTAATGAGTTCATTTTAAAATAAATATTCAATGGAACTATTATAGAATTTCTGTCACCTGCAGCAACTGTACGAATCTTGTCACTATTTACTTCTTGAATACTTTCAAGGTCTTTAACAACTGGATGAATTGTAGTCAAGAATTTAGTTGTTGATGCAACTGATACTGTAGTATCATTCCACTTTGTAGGATCTAATAATGATTTATTATTACCAATAAATGCCAATATTGTTGATTCATTATAACCAAGATTATATTCATTAGATGAAAGTACATTAGTTACTGAGTTTGAATTATCTGTATTAAATGCATTACCAACATTTTCAGATAGTTTAGAAACTGTTGTTTGTGTAATAGAATCATAGTTAACCATCCAAATAAATTGATTATCAAGTTGTGTTCTTGTTTGACCACTTACATCAACTGTTTTTAATTCATCTTGATTATTTACCCAGAAAGTTTGAGGTGCAGTTGAATTATAAACATTACCTGTACCATCAATATAATTTCTATTTGATAATAAACCTAATACTGATTCAGTTGCTTTATTTCTAAACTTAACAACAAAGTCCTTAATTATATAAATATTATTTTGGTAAACTCTACCTGTAGGAGCACCTGTTGCAGTATATGAATCTAAGTAATCTTCACACTCAACATTGAATGTTGTTTCTGATCCATTTGATACAACAAACTCTTGGTTATTTCTAAGAATAATAATTTCAAGTTCACCTTTAGCTCTTTTGATTTTTTCTTCTAATGCAGTAATTCTATCTGTTAACTTTTGAATATAAGTATATAAATCTAATGAAACACCATTTTCATCTTGAAAACCAGAAAGAACTTTTTTAGCTTCATGATGATAAGTAACATTATTAACTGTTACTGTATCTGATAAGTGTTCATCTAAACCTTTAGCAGATAACTCAGCATTCATACTTATTTTTAAATCTTCCTTAGTAGCTTCTCTTAATATAAATTCATTTTCATTAAGAACTGTATTTAAGTCATCTGGAAAGTCCACTGTCACTATATCAGACCAATCTGATTCTACTGCAGCTTCTGGCCAACCTACCTCTGAAATTGATTTAATTCTAAACTCAATTCTTTCATTTGGTAAAATAGGTAAGTCAAATTGATTTATATTAGGAGTATCTGCAGATGTAACATCTTCAATTTGCCAAGTATATTCACCAGTTGTACTATTATAAACTCTTTTTCTTGCATCTGTTTTATATTCAGACCAGTTAGAAAAAGCTGCCTTACTCTGAGAATCTGTTATTGAATAAGTCTCAACTGGAGATTCTTTACCATCTTTACTTACTTTTCTGTATTGAACTCTAAATTGTACAATTTCTTGTGGTCTAGTTCCAGTTGTAATAACTGCTTGAGGAATATTCCAGAAACCTCTTACATTAAATTGAGGATCAACTTTAGTTTTAGGATCTTTTGAAAGGTCAATAATCTCTTGAGTTACTGATGCAAGTAATTTACTTTTACTGTCTTTTTTAGATATTAATCCTTCAATCTCTAAATCTGCTTGTTTCTTTGCAGAGTCTGATTTATACTTAGTAAATTTTGAAGTTTTATTTCTTGATAAAATTGCTTCTTGTACTTGTTGTATCTCTGATTTTAAAGATAACTGATAATTATGTTTTTGTTTAACTAAATTAGAATCTGGTGAATCAGTAAGGTGTTTATTAATTTGAACAACCTTGAAGTTATCAACACTCAAAGTTGGCGCAACAGGAGTACCACCTAATGCATTAGGAGTTTTCTTAGCAACTAAATCTTGTAAAACAACACCATAATCATAAACATAATCAATATAGAATTGTTCCATTGACAAACCATTTGCAGTAGATGTAGAATCTAATCTTAAATCATTTGTATAATAACCAGTACCTAAACTCCATTTCTTGGCAACTAAGTGATTATCAGTATTAATTGGTTTAATGAAAAGAACATTTCTCTCATTGTAACCAATACTTACTCTACATCTTTTAGCATAAATAACATCAGAATAAACTTTTAATGTTCCAACACCAACTGGGATTGGCTCAATTCCTTCTAATCTTTCAACTCTAACTCTTGGATTACTCTCAACCGTAGAAACTTCAATTATTCTATATTTAGTGGATGATTGAGCAGTATTTATAATTAACTCATCTCCAACTGCCAATTGTCTAGTCTGTCCTGCATCAACTACTAAATACTCAAGAGTATCTAATACATACCAAAGTTTTTTATTTAATCTATCTTCTTGTATTCTCAATACACTAAATTGACCATCATATAATAAATTATTTGGTTCTAAATCAAAAATCTGTTCATCAAATTTAGGATTAGTAGCATTTAAAACACCTGTAGTAGTTTTATGCCAATTTTCAAATTCTGAAATGATGATATTTGCATTTCCTCTAAATAATTGATTATATGAATTTAATGCTGATTGACCATTAGTAGTTAATGAACCATCTGCATTTTTCTCAAAATCAACAATATATCTTCTAACTAAACATTTTCTTACATTATCTTCAATTTTGTTAGATAGGTCTAACTCTACTGAAATCATTGGATCCATTAATGAATCAAAGAACCAGTTTGGACTTGATTTAAAAGTTGATATAAAACCAATACTACTAATAGGTGTAGGGTCTCTATTCAAATCTACAGTAACTAACTTCTTATACTTATTTTGTGTAGTTGTTTGTATTAAAGAACCAGCACCATCAATACCATACAATGAATTTATATTATTATTCAATCTATCAATCTCACCTTTTAAAGATGTAAAAGATGGCATTGTGAAGTTTCTTAATACTCCATTTGCATCAAATATTTGAAGATTTACTGATGACTCAGTTGTTGTTGTTAATGAACTAATTTTAGATAGTATTTCAACAATATTTTTATTATAAGATATTATTTGGTCTGCTACCTTTGGAAATGAACTTTGAATTGCCATTATTCTAAAATGATTTTTTAGTATATATTAAATTTTGTTTATTTCTTTAAGTTTTATTTTGTATATTTGTGTCATGAAAATATATAATGTAACATTTAATGATGGTGGTTGGCATAGTGGTCCACTACCAAGTTTTCAGATAGTGGCTGAAAACAAACAAGAAGCAATTGAAAAAGTTTTAGAGAAAAATCCACGTTATAAAACTGGATGGGATAAATGGGCAAGTGAATTCAAAATAGAAGGATATGTCATAGAAGTCTATGATGAAAAAACATATAATAGAAATAAAAATTTGGATAAATTGGTTTAATACCTTATCTTTGTAAAAAAATATAATATATGATAGATAGAATAGTAGCAAAATTAGAAGAAGCAAATACAGCTTATAGAACTGGTAACTCAATCATGTCTGATAAAGACTATGATGAAATGGTTGACTTACTTTTTTCATATGACCCTGAGAATGAATTTTTCTCTAAAGTAGGTTTAGAAGTTATTGATGAAACAAGAAAGTCTAAACTGCCTATTGACATGGCTTCTATGAATAAAATTAAAACTATGGAAGAAATTCATAGTTGGTTAAGATTAAAAGGTATCAATCTTAATACTGAAATTGTTGCAACTCCTAAGTTTGATGGTCTTTCATTATGTCAAGATGAAATCAATACTGGTACTTTTACAAGAGGTGATGGTATCTATGGTCAAAAATCAGATGAACACTACAAATTAATCCAAAATCATTTATGTGATAATGGTAGCTTTGCTTATACTTATGGTGAAGTTATTATGCCTAAGAAAACTTTCTTAGAAAAATACTCTTTAGATGCAGGAACAGGTGAGTTTGCAAACCCAAGAAACTTAGTTGCTGGATTACTTAACTCAAAAGAAGTAACAGAACCTCTAAGAGATTGTCAATATATTAAATATGGTGCAATTTCAAATCCAGGAATTACATTCACTACAAAATCAGAAATACTTGATGTGTTAAATGCTCACCAAAGAGTTGGTGTTAACTATCATGTATGTAAAGCAAATGAACTTACAGAAGAACTACTTATTAGTTTATTCCACAATTGGTCTACTGACTATGAAATTGATGGTATAATTCTTGAAGTAAATAATCTTGACTTACAAGAAAGTTTAGGAAGAGAAACATCTTCTAACAATCCTTGTTATGCAAGAGCATTCAAACATGATTCATTTGAACAAAGAGCTGAAACTACAATCTTGGCAATTGAAGATAATATCTCAAAACAAGGTTTAGTTAAACCGGTTGCTATCATTGAACCTATTAAATTAGATGGTGTAACTGTTTCAAGATGTACACTTAATAACTACAAATTTGTTAAAGATAATAGATTAGGAGTTGGTGCAAGAGTTGTAATAAAAAGAAGTGGTATGGTTATCCCTAAGATTGTTGAAGTTTTAGAATCTGTTGAGTTTGTTATGCCTACTATTGATGGTGTTGAACTTGGATGGAATGAAGCTGGTATTGAAGTAATCACTTTAACTGAAACTGATGAACAAAAAATAAAACAAATAGTTGCTTTCTTTGAAATTTTAGAAGCAGACAATGTTGGTGAAGGTGTTATTACTCAATTATGGGATGCTGGTTTTCAAACAATTGAATCAGTATTAAAAGCAACTAAAGCTGATTTAGAATCTATTGATAGATTTGGTAAAAGAAAAGCAGCTATTGTTTTTGACTCAATCAGAAAAGCCACTACAAATGTTGAGTTATCTAAACTACAACATGCTACAGGTTTCTTCAAAGGACTTGGTAGTAAAAAATTAGCTCTTTTAGAGTTTGATGAAAAGCCTACATTAGAACAAGTTATGTCAATTGAAGGATTTGCTGAAATTTCTGCAAAATCTTATTTGGATAGCTATGATAAATTCTTTACATTTGTTAAAGGTCTTCCAGTAACAATTGCAGAGAAAGTAGAAGCAGTACAAGTTGGTGATGATTTAGTGGGTACTTCATTTGTATTCACTGGAGTAAGAAGAGCAGACTTAGAAGAAGTTATCACATCAAGAGGTGGTAAAATTGGTTCATCTGTATCAAAAACTACTACTCACCTTGTAATGAAAGCTAAAGGATCAGGATCAAGTAAAGAAACAAAAGCAATCAGTTTAGGAGTAACAATTCTTACTATTGCTGAATTAGAAGATATGTTGAAATAATGGATAAACAGAAAAGTGCATTTTATAATGGTATAACATTTGTTGATATTGAAGGACAAATTAATTTACCTATAGATTATGAAACAGACAGAATACCTAACAAAGGTGATGTTATGTGTTTTAATAGTATTATTGGTAATAAATCAACTTATCATCATTGTGTAGTCTTATATGTATATGATAAAAGAACTATTTTATCTGGACCAATTGAAGATGGTGAAATATTTTCAACATCAATATATGTAGTTACTAGAAAGATAGAACCTGAATTAGGAGAAAAAACATGGAAGTCAATTTTAGAAAATATTTAGTATGAATGAAGAGTTAGAATTACATTTAGATAATATGATTCAAAATATGAAAGAAATGACTGATATTCTTAAAAGATATAATGATAATCATAGAGGTGAAGATTTTGGTACAGTCAGATTTTATAAAGGTGTTGAAGATGGTATCTTAGATAACATGATTAATGCAGATGAAAAACAGTTTAATACTATAATGACTGCTTATAAGTTCAGATATTATAGAGAGTTTAATACTGATAAAGAATTACTCAGAAGTGAGATAACAAAAAGAATTAGAGAAAAAAAGTTAAATAAATTAATAGGATAAAGTTATGTGGACATTTATAATTGGATTTTTAATAGGTGGATTAGTATTTGGTGTTTTAGGGTTTTTAGTTGGAAATTCAAAAGAACAAAAAGAAACAAAATCCAAAGAATCTAAGAAAGAAGAACCAAAATACATTAGACGTGGTATTTGGTCTAATGGATATAGTAGTGGTTCTGGTGAAAATAAGAAAGAATTTGAAGTACAATTTGAATTAGGTGAAATAGAATCCACTTCTACTAAATCAAAAGTTGTTGTTATATCATTAGTTTCAAGTCGATCTGAATATAATGATGCTTCTACTAGAAAAAGCCTTTCAGAAATGGTTGATAATACTTGGATGTTATCAACAGACATTGAGTGGATTGATGATACATCAAAAATGAGAAATGATAAAATTGACCAAATATTAAATGGATAAATATGGATAAATTATTAGAAGATGATGTATAAACTAAAAGATGGTGATATAGTTAAAATATTACCAATATTAAAAAAGAATGGTTTCTCACCAGTAGAAGAACTAAGAGGGTTTTATATTGGTGGTAAAGTAATATATGATACACCACAGAACCATTTAAGAATTGCCTTAAAGAATAAGTCTTATAAAGAAGGATCATATCAAGATCCATCAAGTTTACAAAGAGCAAAGGTTGTACTTTGTATTTATCATGAAGGTGAGATAAAATTTACATTAGTTGGTAAAACAATCAAAGACAAGTTAATAAATGGTTATAAATTTGATCCAAGAAATAACTATCAATTGAAGGTAAATATTGAAATGATAAGTAGTCATGTAGGCCCATTACAATCATTTGATAATTGTGAAGTTATTCAACAAGATTGGGATAAACCCAATATTGATATTGATAGTCAGGAAGCATGGTTTGAATGGTTAAGAACAAAACAACCATTTTATATTGAAGATTTTGTTGAGAAACAAAATGTTTTTAATAATATTGACATTCTTAAAAAAGAAGGACTTAGTGATTATATTTATGAAATAATTGCAGAGAATAGAGAGAAAAAAATAAATCAAGTATTGACAGTATAAAAAGTATAAAAAAACATAGAGAACTAATCAAACTTTATATATACTTTGTAATATAATTTGTTACAATATAAAGCAATTAAAAACAATCAAAAACAATCAAAAACAATCAAAAGCAATTGACAGCAAGTCAACAAAAAATCAAAAGCAATCTATGGTATCAACAGCCCCAATGAGTTTGTTCAGTGAACAAGAGAAAATTTTTAAAGAAAGAACAGGTAAAGACTTTTCAACACTTTACCAAAAGTATTACCCAAAATTAATATACTTCATATCCAAGATATGTAAGGATGTGCAAAAAGCAGAGGATATTTCTACAGACTCCTTTATAGTTGCACTAGAAAAAATAGACAAGTATGATAAAGACAAAGCTCAATTCTCAACTTGGTTATTCACAATAGCAAGAAATCTTGCATTACAAGACTTAAAAATAGAAAACAGAAGTATCTCATTAGACATTGAGTTTGATGATGAAGGAACTACTTTAAAAGACTTTATACAAGAAACTGAGAGTAATGAAGCAGTTTATGATGTGTATAGTAAAAAAGCAGATGTTTTGAAAAAACATATCTCTGAATTGAAAGAACCTTATAAGACAGTAATTGAAATGAGAGAGATAGACAGAATGGCCTATAAAGATATAGCTGACCTATTAGGTAAGAACTTATCTACTATAAAGTCACAAATTAGAAATGGTCGCCATATTCTAATGGAACAATCTAAGAAAGAGTTTTTAGAGATAGATGAAATGTATTTATAGATATTAAAAAGAAAAATAATGAATGTAGAACAATTAGCTAAAAGAGCTATTGATAAAATTAAAACCACTTGGGGTCTTCCTCAAAGTGGTTTTATTGCTGGTGGATCTATTGCAAACCTAATCTGGGAAGAAGTATCAGGTAACAAAGCAGTTATAAATGACATTGATGTATTTTTATTTGATGGTATTTTAGAGAAGTTAGTACAAGATAAATCTCAAACTCTTTATGAACATTCTACCAAAGAAGACATTTGGTATGAAGATTATAATGGGATTGCTTTTATGACTAAAGAAAAAGATTTTTATTGTATAACTGAATCTACTAAAGATGGTATGTTCAACTATGTAAAATATCAATCTAATTCTCCAGAACCAAGAGTAGTAATTGATTCTTTTGATATTAATTGTACTGCAGTTGGATATTCTATTGACAATGATGAGTTTTATTGGACTGATGAATTTGAAAAATTCTTAGAGACAGGTATATTAAGAATTACTAATGTTAAGACACCTTCTCATACAGCATTGAGAATAATCAAAAAAGCAGATGAATTAAATGCAACTCTTACTGAATTTGAATTAAACATATTACAATATGCTTTAAGTGATAATGTTTACTTGAGTCCATATAAAGTTAGATTTCAAGAAAGATACTTAGAGGTATTTGTTAAATATATTGATAGATTGAGTGAATTCTTTTATATACATAAGGATGTTGAATGTATTGAATGGCTTAGAGTTTCACAAAATAAAGATGTTAAACTTTGGAAGTTAGTATCAAGTAACCAAAGAGTATTTGATGATAAAAACCTATCAGGGTTAAAATCAGATAATTATTTATTCTACATCAGAAATATCTATAGTAATAAAAATCAAAATCTAAAACTAATTTGGGAACATTTACATTACTTTTATGATACACCAGGTTATGTTGACAAAGAAGTAGCAGAAGAAGATATTAAACTTCTTTCAAGATTTGTTTACAATGCACCTAATGCAATATCTAATTTGAAAGGTCTAAAGTTATCAGAACAGATTAATCTTGTCAAGAAACTTCTTGAAGTGTATAAGGATGATCCTATCATAGCAATATCTGTATTAGAAAAGAATAAATTAGATAAAGATATTGATATAGATGAACAAACTAAATTACTACTTGAGTTATCAGTTAGAAAGGAAATTGTTAATGATACAAGAGGTAAAGTAAATAAAATACTTATTGAAGATGAAACTGATGATAAAGAAGTTATAGATAAACTTTTCACAATATAAATAATATAAACAAAAACAAATAATAAATTATGACAACAAATGCAATAGAATTAACACCATCAACTTATGAAGATTTTGTAAAAAATGAATATGTATTAGTAGATGTTTGGGCCCCTTGGTGTGGCCCCTGTAAACAAATTTCACCAATTATAGATCAAATCTCTTTAGAGTTTATGGATCAATTACATGTTGGTAAATTAAATGCTGATGAAAATAGAGACATTCTTGTTGAATTAGGAGTTAGAAATATTCCTACATTAATCCTTTTCAAAAATGGAGAGATTGTTGAAAGAAGTACAGGAATGACTAGTAAAGAAAAATTAGCTGAATTGATTAATACTCACTTAAACTAATTTAATGGAACCAACAGAATATTTATTTGAATTAATTAATCAATCAAATATTTCACTATTAGGTTACACTTTCAAAGAAGAAAGAATTAAAGATGAAATTATTTCTAAAGTTTCTCATATTGAGATACCAGAAATAAATTCATCTTTTTCTATGCTTTCTTATATTAGAGATTCTAAAATTGATTCAGTATTAAATAATAAAACTGAAACACCAAGTCACTTTTTATTAGACATAAATAACTTTATGGTAGGTAGAGGTGAATTGAGTAGAGCCAATGTGATAAAAAATGCTCTTCAAAGAATAGCAAATGAATTAATAGATACTAATTTTAAACTATTAATCACTTGTCCAATATATACTACTGCAGGTAATGATGAATACAATTTCAGTGGTGGTAATACAGGATTATATATGGCCGATTTTGTAGGTATAATTAGAGAAGATAGAGTAAGAATAATGAAAAACCGTGAAGGTGGATCTCAAATAGATATAAAATATGATAGCAAATAATAGAAAGGCTTATTATGAATTTCACATTCACGAAGAGTTTGAAGCAGGGGTTGTATTGGTTGGAAGTGAAGTAAAATCAATTAGAATGGGTAATGTTACTTTAGCAGATTCTTTTATTTACTTAAAAGATGGTGAAGTATGGCTCAAGAATATGAATGTGGCTAGATATAAATCATCACATCCATTAACAAAACATGAAGAGAACAGAGATAAGAAGTTACTTTTAAGTAGAAAAGAAATCAATAGAATTGAAAGAAAACTACAAGACAAAGGAACAACTGCAATACCATTAAGTATATTTCTAAAAAGAAACAGAATTAAAATTAAAATTGGTGTGGCAACTGGTAAAAAATTATGGAATAAAAGAGAAGATATTAAAAAGAAAGATATAGAAAGAGAAATGAAAAGAGGTATGGTTTAATTTTATATATAGTAAAAATTAATATGTAATATGACACCATCTAAAATAAAATTGATTGATTATTTGAAATCAAATTATAATAAAAAATCTAAAGATGAAATAATTAAAGATACAAATCTTTCTTGGAACTATATACAAAAAATTGCTTGTTTAAATAAAATCAAAAAAGGTTCTAATGAATCAAAAAACAACTCAAAGTATTCAAAAATAATTGATTACAATGATAATATAACTTGTTATTGGATAGGTTTTATACTTGCAGATGGTCATATATACAAAGAATCCAACATTCAGATAAACTTATCAATAAAAGATAAAGAATATATTTTAAAAATTGAAGAACATATAGGAAAAGTATGTAAATATGAGTATAAAGATGATATAAGACTTGTAATATCAGATAGAAAAAGTGTGAGTAAATTATCTAATGACTTTAATTGGTTGTCTAATAAAACCAAGAATCCAGTAAAAATACCTGATAACATAACCAATGACCAACTATTTAGCATGATGATTGGATTTATAGATGGTGATGGATGTATAAATAAAAAGGGTTTGTTATATCTTAAATGTGATTCTTCATGGGGATATTTTTTAGAAGAAGTATATTATATACTAACATCATCAAAAAAGAATTTTTATATATCACCTGATGGATGCTCAAATATATGTATAACTAAAAATAAAGAAGTACTTAAAATCAAGAATAGAGCATTGTCTCTAAATTTACCTATAATGAATAGAAAATGGGATAGAGTAGTTGATAGAACATTAAAATGTGATAAATATAACATTATACAAAATCTACTTATTGAGGGACATGATATTAAAAAGATAAAAGAAAATACTGGGTTTAGTCAGTCACTTATTTATAAAGTTAAAAAAGATTTAAAATGGAAGTAGAGTTAAAAACAAAATCATTAAATGAAATATTAAATAAATGTAATTCATTAGGGTGGGATATTAAAAAGACAAAATTAGTAAGTAAAATTTTTGAAGATTTATCTGAACCTGATAGTTATTATGTAAAATTATATTTGAAAAATAATGAAAAATAACATAGAAGACTTCTTTGAAAAACTCCATAGTTCAGGTAGTGAGGAAGAAGTAATAAAAAACTTAAAAAGGATTATCAAAGGTTTCAATGTATCTACATACAAAGAAAGACTTATGAGTAATCCTTATTTTAGTTTATTGATAAATGAAATCAAAGGTGATATTTTATTTGAGATTGGTTTAATTAAAGATAATATAGAATTAGAAATAAGAGGTATAGATGATGCTTTAGGTAAACCAATTAGTGTTAGTGACTTTAATAGATTAAAAGATTTGAAAAGAGAATGTATGGGTTTACTTTATGAAATAAATGATCGAATCAATGATTTGATTTTACTTTAATAAACTATTAACAAACTTCTCAATTATATTTAGTTTTATCATTGATTCCTCAAATTCATCATCAGCACCATCACAATATGAAACATATCTAGACATATTACTACTACTTGAATCAAATGAATTTATAACATCATTATATGGTGTTGCTAATTTATTTCTACGATCTGATATGAAATCTTGTATAACACTTAACTTATATTTAACCATTATTATATCATGTATATTCTCAATATCAACAGACTCAATATAGTTATTTATTTTCTCACCTAAATTTAACAATCTTTTTATTATAGTAATAAGATTTTCATCATTTGATTTTAGAATAACATCTAAGTTATTTCTGTAAATATTACTATAACTTGTAGTATTTCCTCTACTATTTTTAAATACACTTAAAACATTACTGAAATAATACTCTTTATCATCTTCATTTACTAAATTATATAATTGATTAATAAGATTATTCAATGAACTCATATTATTATCTAAATAAAGATTAAATATAACAAACTTATTACACATTATATTATTAACAAATTTATTCAATTTAGAAAAGTCTTCTGTATCTTTATGTAATCCATACTTAGCAACTAATTTAGTAGTATAATTATTAATATTTATTTGCTTTATATCATAATCAGACATAAGAGCAGTAGCACCTTGTCTAGCACTAGTTCTATCTCTTCTTATAGTATTTATATTTGGAATTGAAAGTAGTTTATCCATATAGACAATAATAGCAAAGTCTGCTTTTTCTATAGCAGTTTCAATTATACCTTGATTATCTAATGTCCAATCCATAATATTACCTCTACTATCTAATGGTTTATTAAAATCTGCTAAATTGGCTTTATGTTTAGGTTTATCAATTTTAATTTCTTGTCTTAATTGTCTATTATTTTTAGTATAAAGATGTAATCTAAAATGATCACCATCTGTATGAATAATACCATTATTTTCATCATCACGTCCTAATCTCCAAGTATATTGATAATTTTGTGCAAAATCTGGTCTATCTCCATAAACAGATGTTCCATCTGATTTATAATCATTATAAACATAAATTGCATTAGAATTATAAGTATCAATAAATACTTTACCAATTACTACTCTATTTGAATCACTATTATCACCAAGTACAACTAAGACATCATCACCTGTTTTTAAACTTTTATAATCTAATACTGATGATAATTTACCTTTATTTATTCCTAAACTATTTTTAATATAATAAAATTGATCCTGATTAAAATTTTTATTTTTATAAGAATAATCATTTTCTATCTTAACATATGGTGTAGTTAAATTACCTGTACAAGTTTTACCCAAAAATCCTTGTTCTACAGAGAACCAATATTTTATACAATAAATATCCCAGTTATTATTAACTGGTTCATTATTCTTAACTTTAATTGCTTTTGATGTTCTAAGATATTCTAAATCATCTTCTTTTATTCTTGAGATAGGAATATTATATATACCCATTAATCTTTTAATATCATCAGAGAAAGATGTAGCACTTTTTTGCCCTATTTTCTTAGTTAAGAATTTAAGTGTATTAGTAATCACTTGTGATTCAAAGGCTTCATATAATTTAATGTATTTCATTACTTATATATTAAAATAAATTTTTCAAATTAAAACTTTTGTTATATATTTGTATAATAATAATGAGTTATTAAGGTTGACAGTTATAAATAATGAACAAAAGTCACATAACTTTAATAATGTTTATGGTAAGTAAGTAGCTAACAAATAAGTTAACACCTTTGATAAAATTAGTGAACTACCTTGTACTTAAATATATGATAAAATGTAAAGGTGTAGTATTGAAATTGTGATGGTAATAAATACTCAAAATCTAAACAGATGATAGTAGGTTATAAATAAGAAAATAACTTACTGAAACTAAATCCAACACTATGAAGAAATTAAATGCGTAGAATGGTAACACTACGAAACCAAGGACACAAATCCATTAAAAGGTAATCCCAAGTGATTAGATCATAAAAGTTAAGGTTAGGCTCTCGGATTCCGGCCATACTTAACAGGCGTTCCACCCTCTTCATATTTTTTTAAAATAAATTAGGTTGAATAAAATAATTGTTCTACATTTGCAGAACTAAAAATTAGAAATTATGAGTTTAAAAGAAAAAATTAGCAAAGACTACATGACTGCTTTCAAAGAAAGAAATGCAGTAGCAAAAAATTTACTTTCTGTAGTAAAAGGAGAAATCCAAACTATTGAAAAAAATACAGGAGTTGATTGTCTTTCTGATGCAGAAGTAATCAAAATCCTTAACAAAACAGCAAAGTCTTTAAATGAGGTTATTGCAACAAGTGGTGATGAAGAGTCTAAATTACAATTAACTATTGTAGAAGCTTTACTTCCAACTGCATTAACAAGAGAGGATATTGTTGCTAAAGTAAATGAACTTGTAGCATCTGGTGTAACAAATGTAGGTGGTATTATGAAAGAGTTTGCAACTTTACAAGTTGACAGAAAAGTAGTATCAGAAGTAATCAAAGAAGTATTAGTTTAATCTGAATTAAAAGTCTTAAAGTCTTTTACTTTAGTTGGCATACCACCAGTATCAATACCTTTAGTCCATTCATCATTGAATACCCATTTTTTATCTTTGGGAGCATTCTTTTTTGATTTGTACTTCTTACGCATTGCAAAGATGTATTTAAGTTGTTGAAAGGATTTTGCTGGCATAAGGTATATATAAAAAATTAAAAACAAAAATGGGAGCATTTTTATTAGGAATATTTGTTGGGTACATCCTTTGGGGTACAAAGAAATAGATAAGCATTAAAGAGACAGTGACATGAGTAATCAAGTGAGGCACACATAAAACAGTACCAATGAAAATGTTGAGGTGTTAGACCACCATATGTTTATCTTTTTTAAAAATAAATTTGGTAGAATAAAAAATTAGTATTACTTTTGTATCAAATAAAAACAAAATAATTATGGAATTTACAAGAACTATAAATATTAATATAGGTGATGTGGTTGAATGCTTAACTTCTGATGGTTGGGAATGTGGTATAATTACAAAATTTACTGAAAATAAAATTATTGTATTTATGGATTTTATTGGTAAAGAATGTGAATTTAACATTGATGATATAAGATAAAAATAACAAATCAAGAAAAATTAAAAATAAATTAGAAAAAAATTAGGTAGATAAGTAAACTTTTATTACTTTTGTACTATAAAAATAACAAAAAAACAAAAAGAGAGAATAAAACTTTAATATATATAATAATGAGAACAAATTTCAAACATACAAGCTTTAGTAAGTCGTTCAAGTGGTTTAGCCACAAGTTCGGATGTATGAGTATGTCGTTCTCAGATGTAACTTTAATTAGTTAGTTATATTGATAAGAGAATAATAAAACATAAACAGAAACCCGAACTTTACAAAAAGTTTGGGTTTTTTCATTTTATAATCCCCCTAAACATTGTTGGTGGATGTACCAGACTTTTAATCTGGGAAGGTGGTTTCGATTACCACAGGGGGAACAAAATACAGGTCAGCATAATGGTATGCACCAGGTCTCCAAAACCTTGGATGGAAAGAGTTCGACTCTCTTGGCTTGTGCAAATATAATGGACCTTTCGTATAGCTGGTGCGTACGTTGGACTGAAAATCCAAAGGACAGGGCTCGATTCCCTGAGGGTCCACTTTGATGGTAGCTTAATTGGTTAAAGCACTTGGTTGTGAGCCAAGGGATTGCGGGTTCAAGTCCCGTCTGTCAACCCAAAATACGTCATTGGTGAAATGGTATCATCCTGGTCTCCAAAACCAGTGTTACAGGTTCGAGTCCTGTATGGCGTGCTGATATGGTGATTGTCGTCTAAAGGTTAGGATGCCTCCCTGTGAAGGAGGAGATGCGGTCTCGGGATCCGTCTTTCACCCAAATAATTCTCTCCCGTAGCTTAAATGGAGAAAGCCGCATACTTTTAATATGCAGACTACTGGATCGTACCCAGTCGGGGGAACTAATTTACAAGCACTCAACTTTTTAAGGAGAGGGAGTTCAATTATTTATATATAAAAGAAAAGATAATTGAATTATGAAGGAGTGTAAGTATTGTGGATTTACAACAGAAAATGGATTAAAACTTGGTGGACATATTACAAATTGTAAATTAAATCCAAATTATAAAATTAGATGTAGTAAATTAAGTGAAATTGGTAAAAATAGAAAATTATCAGATGAAACTAGAAAAAAAATATCAAATAGTAGAAAAGAATATTTAAAAAATAATCCTGATAAAGTTCCTTACCTATTAAATCATAGTAGAAATGAATCATATCCTGAGAAATATTTTACTGAGGTTTTTTTAGATAAAAATATTAATATAACAAAATCCTACAGAATTGGATTGTATGAATTAGACTTTTGTATTTTAGATAAGAAAATAGATATAGAGGTTGATGGTAGTCAACACTATTTAGATAATAAAATTATTGAAAGTGATAAAAGAAGAAATAAATATTTAGAAGACTTAGGTTGGGATATAATTAGAATAAAATGGAGTGAGTATCAATTATTGAACAAGGATTCTAAAAAGTATTTTATTGATAGTTTAATACTTTATATAAATGGATTAGTAGAAAACAAACCAACATTTGAACTATTAGATAATAAAAAGTATTGTGAATGTGGTATAGAAATATATAAACGTTCTAAAATGTGTTCTAAATGTGATTCATTTAAACAAAGAAAGGTTGAAAGACCTTCATTATACCAACTATTAAAAGATATAAAAGAAACAAACTATGTCTCAACTGGTAAAAAATATGGTGTTAGTGATAACACTATAAGAAAATGGATAAAGAAATATAATGCGGATTTAGCTGAGACGGTTTAGCGTATGGTTGAAGCCCATAAGAGGTCGGTTCGATTCCGTCAGTCCGCACAAAAAATTAGTCTGATAATGTAGTGGTAACATTATGTAGTCGATCCAGATTTTTCTGGGGTATCTTCCGCTCATCACAGGTTCGATTCCTGTTCAGACTACTAAAAGTTGTTTTGTAACAAACAAAACACTACTAAAAATAAATAAAACAAAGAATAAAATTTTAATATATAAGTTATGAAAACAATTATAAGTACTCACATAGTGAGAGTGCAAAGCACTACATCGTCAAGTTCATCAAGTCGCTCAAGTAAATTGAGGGAGGATCTTGTGTATTCATAATTTTTTTAAGTAAAAGTTATATGAAACCCACAAACCTCAAAGTTTGTGGGTTTTTTTATTGGTTCCATCGTTCAATTGGATAGGATAGGTCGCTACGAACGATCAGATATAGGTTCGAATCCTATTGGAATCACAAATATGGAGAGTAACTGGCTGGATGAAGGCCTAGTTTTGAAAACTAGTAACTCGGAGAAATCTGGGTTGTGGGTTCGAGTCCCACACTCTCTTCAAAAGGAAGGATAAACCAAGTTGGTCTATGGGTCGCAGTCTTGAAAACTGTTGGGGGTAACACCCGTGTGAGTTCAAGTCTCACTTCTTCCGCAATTAGTGAATAAACCATGATGGTGATTGGGTCTGCCTGGAAAGCAGTACATACGTTTAGATGTATAGAGTTCGATTCTCTTTTTCACTGCTAAATATGGAGAGTAAACCTTGATGGTGATAGGGTCCGCCTGCTAAGCGAGACGTCCGGGAAACTGGATAGGATTCAATTTCCTTGCTCTCTTCAACTTATATAAGTTCTTTAATATAAATTAGATGATAGATAAAGCAATATATTCACTTTGGACAAAACCAATGGATAACTTTCTACTTGGGTTTAATAGTGAGGAAATATTTATAAAATGTTTATCAATTTCATTAGAAATGAGTAAGAAGTATTTTACTCATGTTGAATTGGTAACAGATATTAAAGGTAAAGAACTTTTGATTGATAAGTATAAATTACCATTTACATCAGTATCTATTGAATTAGAAGAAGCTCTTAAAAATATTGATTCTAAACATTGGGCTATTGGTAAAATATATGCCTGTAAGATACAGAAAGAACCATTTATTCATATTGATAATGATGTAATTTGGTCAAAAAAACCTCATATTGACTTATTAAGTGCAGATGCTTGTTTTCAACAAAGTGAGGTTATGAAAGATGTAGGATTAGGTCATATACGTCCTTATATTAATCTTGTAAATAATTTTAGATTAGATTCAAAATATATAAATTGGGATTTTAAAGAATCTTATAATTGTGGTATAATTGGATTTAATAGATTAGATATATTAGATATTTGGTGGAATGAAGCATTAAAATACATTGAATATATTGACAATTACAATATGGAATATGAGATAACATCTTTAATTTTTGAGCAATTTTATATTACTAATTTATGTAATTATTTTAATTACAATGTTAAGTTGATTACTGATTTCTCATCAATAAATAATATTGAGGATGCAGCAGGTATATTAGGATATACACATTTTGTATCTGATAGTAAAAAGACTAAAGAGAATGAATTAGTGATTGAGACCGTATATGATCATGTAATGAATAAAAGAATAACTTAAATTCAACTAATCACCTGGTATGTCTATTGTTTAATACGAAATACTTGCAAAATTATTACCAACAATTACTAATTTGTTATCTCCATAAGTAATTGCTTGACCTCTAGATGTTATACCACTTCGACCAGTCCACACATCAGCACTAGATGATGTTGTAATTCTTTGAACACCAACACCTGGATTAGTAAGTGCTTCTATACCAACAAATACTGCACTTATATCACAATAAACAAGTGATGATAATCTATTTGGTCCTATATTATCAACTGATGAAAAGGTGGTAGCTATAGATGTACTTTTTTGTTTATCTGTTGAAGTTAATGAACCTAATACATAAAGTCCTGCAACAGGACCACTAGATGCCCAACTAATAGCTCTAAAATTGCCTGATGTTGAAAGAGAAGTATTATTCCAATTTATACCATCTATTGAATAATAAACTTGATTTCCACTAAAGTTTGCATATATGAAATATCCATTATAAAAATGTATCTGACGAAAATTACTAGTAAATGGTAATACTGCAGAATTTAATACCCATGTAATTCCATCTGATGATACTAAAACATCAGTACTACTTCCAAATTCATTTAGTACTACATAAATACCATTACCATAAGCTATATTTGAAGGTATAGTACTAGGATGTGTTTGTAATGTCCATGTAATACCATCAGGACTAGTCATAATTTGACTTGTACTAAACTCATTTGGGTTTGGGCGGTATCCTACTGCCACAAATAATCCACCACCATAAATGACACGAGAAAATCTTTTTCCAGATGGGGTTGTTTGTAATGTCCAAGTTAAACCATTGGGACTGGTCATGACTGATTGAGTGTTTCCATTGATGACATCAATTGCAACAAAGGTACCATTTCCATATGCAACAGAATCCCAATTTCCAGAAGGAACACTCAGTGCGGATTCCCATGAAAATCCTGGTAGATATGGTTTTGTATTAACACTTTTTAAAGAAGCATTTATAGTAGGCTCTAAGCCGTTAAGTTTTTTAATTGTTGTTTTTGTAACTCCTATAATTTTCCCTGTAAAATTAGCCATAATTTATTAATTTTTTAAGATAATTCAACCCATGTACTATCAGGTGAGAAATAAAGAGTTCCACCTGAACCACTATCTGGTAATAAACAATATCCTATGATTCTTACAAATTCAGTTGTAGCAGAAGGTGCAGTTTCACTAAACTCACCAGATGTTGTGCTTAAAAATTGTATACCACCTATTGTCATTGAATTATAATATGTTGTAGAAGCTTTGTATATACCTCTAAGCAGCATTCCATCACTTGCATCAGAACCTAGTGCAATTGCTAAAACTCCAGTAGCAGAAGAATTACTAGCATCTACAAGAGTCCAACCTGATCCACTTAAATAATGTATTGCATTTGGAGTAACTGTACCAGATTGTCCATACCAAATTATATTACCAGGTGAAATTTTTTCAACTTCTCCAGTAACATCATTTCTTGTTAGGATTGAATAAGATCCACCACTTGTAGTAGGTACTGTTGGTAATTGAACTTTACCTTTAAGGTATGTTTTGATTATACTATCATTACCTAAAGTAACTGTATTAGAACCATTACCATACGTATCATAACCAATTACTATTTGATTTGTTTGATTACTATCTTGTGCTCTTGCTAAATAACCTATATAAACTGAATTATCTGATATATGATTAAAAGCAGTAGAGGTTAAATTACCTGCTTCATGACCAAATGAGACATTATTACTACCAATTGTGTTATACCATAAAGATTTAAAACCTACTGCAGTATTGTTTTGTGCTGTTTGTAATGATGTAATTCCCACAGTAAATCCTGTTCCTGGGCCTATTTCACTTGCAGTAGATGTCATAATAGTTGAAGAAGTTGCAAATGTTCTACCTGATGTCTCTAAAGTAACTGAACTAATTGTACCTCCTGTACCAACAACTATTGTTGCAATTGGATAGTAGTCTATTGAATTATTTGGAGCAACTCCACTCACTCCTGGTCCACTTGAATATTTTAATTGTACTCCTGAGTATGTTCCTGGTGTATATCCATTACCACCTGAAAAAGTTCCTAATACAGAGATACCGGTAGTGCTTCTGTGACCTGCTTCAAGACCAAGGGCTGTATGACAATTACCAGATGTGTTATAATATATTGCGGCATCACCAATTGCTGTGTTCCATACTCCTGTTCTATTATTGAATAATGAATTTCTACCAAGACCTGTATTTTGATAACCTGTAGTATTATTTGGTAAAGCCTGCCAACCAATTCCAATATTATCAGCTCCTGTTGTATTGAAGTACATTGAATATTTACCAACTGCAGTATTATAATTTCCTGTTGTATTTGTTTGTAATGAACCTTGACCAACTGCAGTATTATCAGCTCCTGTTGTATTTGAATCCATAGTACCAGCCCCAACTGCAGTATTATTTGAACCTATTGTATTGCTTAATGCAACAGAACCAATTGCAGTATTATTTGAACCTGTTAATAATGATCCTATACCTACTTCAAATCCACCTCCTGTTCCACCTAAAAATGAATTACTTATAGTCATTTTTGTAGTGGAATCTATAAATCCTGAACCTTCACTACCTACTAGTACTGTTACTGATATAACTTCTCCAGAACCATTAACTACAATGTCTGCCTTAGGATATGAGAGTGCTTCACTTCCAGTTGCATAAATTAATTGACGACCTAAATATGTACCTGGTACATAACCACTACCAGGTGTTATTACTCCAAATGTATTAATTACAGTTGTACTATTCAAGAGTGAGTTATTACCAACTGCAGTATTAGATGTACCAATAGTATTAAAAGATAATGAGTTATAACCAACTGCAGTATTACTATTACTTCTATTATATCTTAAAGAATTTGCACCAATTCCAATATTGAATTGACCAATTCTATTCTGATTTAAAGATTGATGCCCTATTGCAACATTAAATGAACCTGTTGTGTTTACTGATAAAGCACTTGCACCAAATGCAGTATTTCTACTACCTGTAGTGTTTGTACCTAATGTCATAAGACCAAATGCAGTATTAGTAGAAATATTACCTCTACCTCTGTTATAAACATAACCATCTTCATCAACTATTAAAGAAACAGTTCCACCAGATGATGAGACTAAAAATCTACTATTTATTATACTTCCTGTACCAACACTTAAAACTCCAGTTCTTACACTTGAATATGTTCCTATAGAAACATTACCTGATACTGTAGCACCACTTGTTGTAGTAATAAACTTAAACTCTGTTTCAGATTCATCCCATATAAATGCTTGAGTATCTGAACTTCCTCTATTAATAAATAAACCAGCATCATATGTAGGTACTCCTGATTGA